CCCTTTCGTAAAGAGGCGTGCAAAAATAATACATTTATGCCATACTACATAAAACAAAAGAAAAAAAAGAAAGACAAGCCTTTACCTCTGTTTGATAAAGCAGGGGTAACAGTAAAGAAGAAAATTGATTTAAAAGCTAAGCTCGATAGAGTGTTCTCAATGTACATCCGATTGAGAGATAGCAGAGAGTTTGATTTCAAGGCTTTCAGATGTATAAGCTGTGGTAGAATACTTCCGTTTGAAAAAGCTGATAACGGTCACTATATAAATCGGCAGCACATGAGTACCCGGTTTGACGAAATGAACTGTAACGCCCAATGCTCTCACTGCAACCGCTTTCAAGAAGGAAACATGCAGGGCTACCGGAACGGACTTATACGCAAATATGGGGAACAAAAAGTTGTTCTTCTTGAAATGAAGAAGAATACCATTCGTAAATTCTCTGATTTTGAATATGAGCAACTAATCAAGTATTATTCAGCCTTAGTTAAACAAATGAAACAAGGAAAATTTGAAATGACTGATGAAAAGGATAAGATAAAGATTGGTGACGATGATTTCTATTTGGATAATTTGAAAATAAAATAGCCATGAGTTACGTCTTAAGAGATTATCAGCAAAAGGCCTCTGATGCTGCTGTTTCCTTCTTCAATAACAAGGCGAAGAAAACAAATGCTATCATGGTATTGCCTACAGGAAGCGGAAAGAGCCTTATCATAGCGGATATAGCAGCAAGGCTTGAGGGGCACACTTTGGTGTTTCAGCCGAGTAAGGAGAAAAAGAAAAAGCAGACTTAAAAAGCCTGCAATTATATATTTTATGTGTTTTGGATTGGGGGCGTTGTGAAACGCTCTCTTTCTTATTCTTTGATTTTGAGTGCAAGGGGGGTACCACAATTAGGACATACAAGAGAATTTCCCGCTTGTTGTACTTCATTTGGTGATGCGAAAAGTTGCCACATAGGTACATTTAGGGCATTAGCAATTTTTTCAAGAGTTTCTTGTGATGGATTACCTGCTAATGTTTTTACTACAGAAATTCTTGTAACCCCTAATTTGTCAGCCAATTCTTGTTGGGTTATACCTTTCTCTTTTAAAATTTCTTTTATTCTGTTCATAATCATGTGTTTTAATTGTTGCAAATATACTCTTTTATAATAATGTGTATAACTATGATTATACTAATTAGTGTTAAAAGAATAATTAAATATATTCTTTTTCTTTGAAATGAATAATTAAGATTATACATTTGCATCATAAAAGTACAACAGAGTAGTAATAACACATAAAATATAAGAGTATGAGCACAAAATTTAGAAGTCAGATGAAAGAGGTTATGCAAATGGCATGGTCGTTCGTTCGCAAGAATGGTTATTCAATGAGTGAGGCATTGAAATGCGCATGGGCTAATTTGAAGCTGAAAACGGCTTTGAAAGTGAAGATAGTAGAGTTTTACTTCAAAAAGACAGACGGTACGCTACGTCAAGCCTTTGGCACTCTCTTGGAAAACAGAGTACCCGAAACAAAAGGTACAAAGAAAACGGCTGATAATTGCCAGGTGTACTTTGACACTGAAAAAGAAGAATGGCGTTGCTTCAAAAAGTGTAACCTAATTAAAATCGCATAATAACAGTGGTTAACGAAATTAAGTATAAACACATAAATATAACGAATATGAAAACAGAAGAATTAGTTATCGATGCAAACAACCTTTACGTACAGGGATTAATCAAAGTGATTAACGACTTTATGATTGAAGAAGCAAGTGGTTGTATTTTTACAGAAGACCGTTTGAAAAGTAATATTGAGAAGTTGAAGGAGGTGCTTCCTGAAGAACGCAAACGAATGGTGATAGCAGGACATATGCCAATGTTCTCATCACACACTTCGGGCTTGTATAAGCTAATATTTAAAAGCTAAACATACACGATTATCAAAAGGCAGCCTTAGCACGACTATAAGGCTGCCTTTAATTCACTTTTAAATAGAAATAATATGGATGAAATTTGGAAAGACATTGAAGGATATGAAGGATTGTACCAAGTATCGAATTTAGGTAGGGTAAAGTCTTTAGAAAGATACAGAAAAGGTAAACGTGGGGCATTAACATTTTGCAGAGAAAGAATACTGATAGATAGAGTTGGCAAAAATGGGTATTCTCAAATCTGCCTTTGTAAAAACAACATAAAGAAACTACTTCTTGTACACCGTCTGGTTGCGAAAGCTCACGTGCCAAATGACAGTAGTTTGCCATGTGTTGACCATATAAATGGTATTCGTACCGATAACAAAGCTATTAACTTGCGATGGTGTACAACAAAAGAAAATTTGAATTTTGATTTGGCACGTAAAAACATATCGCAATCAAACAGGGCAAGCGAAAAATGTAAAAAACATATAAAGTCATTACATAAGTCTTGTTGTAAAGAAATAGTAATAGTGTTTTCTGATGGCTCTATAAAAGAGTACAAATCGGCAAAGGCTGCCGAAAAAGATGGGTTTAATCATTCGCTTATAGCCGCTTGTTGTAGAGGCAAGCAAAAAACAACACGTGGTTGTAAGTGCTATTATAAAACTGATTATTATGGCAATAATACTTAGGGATTATCAAAAGGCTGCCTCTGATAAAGCGGTAGCCTTTTTCAAAGACAAGAATAAGAAAAGTAACGGTGTTATGGTACTGCCAACAGGGGCGGGTAAATCAATAGTAATTGCGGATATAGCACATAGACTAAATGACTATGTGCTTATTTTTTGTCCATCACGTGAAATTGTCGAGCAAAATTTCAAAAAGCTATGTTCATACGGTATTCTTGATTGCAGCATCTATTCGGCTTCCTTTAATTCAAAGGAGATAAGCCGGATAACGTTTGCTACCATCGGTAGTGTGAAGAATCATCCCGAACTCTTTACCCACTTCAAAAACATCATCGTTGATGAGTGCCATTTGGTAAACCCCAAAGAGGGAATGTACAAGGACTTCTTCGATGCGGTGAAGTGCAAAGTGCTTGGACTCACAGCAACTCCTTATAGATTGTCCTCTTCACGTGACTTCGGTTCTATGTTGAAGTTTATCACACGGACGAAACCTCATGTCTTTTCAGAGGTCATTTACCATGTACAGGTATCAACTCTTTTAGATATGGGTTATTTGGCGAAGCTGAATTACTATCCAATGAATCCTTCAGGGTGGAACGAACTCAACTTGAAAGTAAATACCACCGGTGCCGACTACACGGATAAATCAGTCCAAAGGGAATATGAACGGATAGACTTTTACGGTTATCTCGTTCATATCGTCCAAAGGTTGATGAATCCCAAAGCAGGTGGTAAGAGAAAAGGCATTTTGGTATTTACTCGCTTCTTGAAAGAAGCGGAACGATTAACTATGTCTATACCCGGTTGTGCTATCGTTTCCGGTGATACTCCAAACTCCACTCGTGATATGATTCTCAAGCATTTTAAATCCGGTGAAATTCCGGTTGTTGCCAATGTTGGAGTATTGACTACAGGTTTTGATTATCCTGAACTTGATACGGTAGTTATGGCACGTCCTACTATGTCACTCGCTATGTGGTACCGGATAGTCGGCCGAGCTATTCGTCCGCATCCTTCAAAGGAAGTAGGGTGGATCGTTGATCTTTGTGGAAATATTAAACGCTTTGGAGAGGTGTCGGACTTGAGGTTATTTGATAGTGGCAACGGTAAGTGGGCAGTTTATTCTAATGGTAGACAATTAACCAACGTAAGATTTTAAAACAATGGACGAAGGATTTTTGAGGCTAAGCCGCAGGTTTTTCTCGAATGAAATGTGGAAAGTAGCCCGTGAGTTTTCGGAGTGCGAAGCGTGGCTTGACTTGATTCAGTCAGCACGATTTGATGCAACCGACAAGGCATACAGCGAACTCATCGGAGGTCGAGAAATCTCTTATACAAGAGGTCAATATCCAGCAGCCATATCGTTTTTGATGAAGCGTTGGCAATGGTCTGAAAAGAAAGTTCGCTATTTCCTTGCCAAGCTGAAAAAGAAAGGCATGATAACCACTTGCAACAAGCAGGGAATGAATGTCATTACCCTATGCAATTACGAAGAATACAATCCCGTCGAAAAACCTGACAAGGGCGAGGCAAAGGACAATAGTAAGGGCATAGATATGCAACAGGAAATCAATGAGTTGCAGATGTTAGGGGCAAGCCTAAGGGCAGAGTTAAGGGTAATCCAAGAAGAATTTGCCAAAAAATTAGAAGAATTGGGGCGAGCTAAGGGCAACAAGAAGAAGAAAGATAAAGAAGATAATACTAAAGAATCTCCTAACGGAGATAAGAAAAACGCGGCTAAAGCCGCTACTCTCTCTCGAAAAGAATCTTTTTATCAATCTCTTGTACCTTTTGTCGGCAAGTATCAAAAGGAAATGATCCGCTCCTTCTTTGATTATTGGTCTGAACTGAACAAATCAGAAACTAAGATGCGCTATGAACTTGAAAAGACTTGGGAACTTCCTAAAAGATTATCAACATGGGCAAACCGAGAAAAGATGCCTACCAAGCTAACCACTGACATTGGTGTTGTTCTCAAGGACAATTCCCCTGATAAATACGATAACGATTCAGATAAATGGAACAGATAGACTTTAAAAAAACGATTGAAAGCCTGAAAGAAACAGGCTTTAATCCTCTTCCTAATCTTGTGAATATCGCCATTCCTGATTCGAAGAGTCTGCTTTGGAGAGGGCTGAATTATTTCACAGGAAAAGCCGAATGGTTACCAGAGTACGAGGAGGTCGCTAATTGGCTTTCAGGAAACGATGGGCGTGGACTTCTTTGTTACGGAAATTGCGGGCGAGGGAAGTCTCTTATATGCTGGAAAATTATCCCGCTACTCCTTAACCACTATTGCCGGAAGATTGTAGCCTGCTACGATGCTCAGCAAATGAATGCTGATATAGACGCTGTGAAGGCAAAACATATCATTTACATTGATGATGTCGGTACAGAGAATTTAAGCGTGAAATTTGGAGAAAAAAGGCTTGCTTTCTGTGAAATTGTCGATGAATCGGAGAAACGAGGGAAGCTTTTAATACTAACCACCAATCTGTCACTCAATGAGATTTCTCAGAAATATGGGGAACGGACGATGGATAGGCTAACTGCAATTACTACACGGGTATTATTTAAGGGAGAAAGCTTACGAAAATGAAACTAACCATCTGCTGGATCACCAAAAACCAAGAGTTCATAGATAAAATTCGTCTCAAGTTCGGCATATCCGACTACATGAGTATCAATCACGAGACTCCCTGCGAAATCGATGAAGAAGACTTACCCCTTCTTCGTGAATGTGAAAAACGTGGATTTATCCAAATAAGAAACAAATGACACAATTATGATACCAAAGAAGAATTTAATTGAAGCCGCTGTGAAAAGCGGAGCGATGGACAGAATGAATCTGCTCCTGTCGGCAGCTCACCTGCTGAATTGTGAAGCAAACATGCTTTTTGAAGAGGCATCTGACATCATGGCACAGAGTGGACTATTACTCGGAGATCTGAAGAAGCTGCATAATAACTTTGTTAAAGGCGCAGACAGATATTTCAAAGAGTTTTCCACTATGGTCGGAACGGAAAAGGCAAAAATGGATATGTTCTCCGATTTGGACGATTTCGATGTCAGGTTTAGAAAATGGGCAAAAATCCCCTCCGGTTGGAAACCTAATGGAAAATAAAGACATGAATAGGTATCAATATGCATTTCTATACGCTATTGTCTCTTTGTTGTTGATGGCATTAGCGTCTGTAGTGGTTATGTGCAAGGATGTGTTTTATTAGTTAAATGGACATATTAGTCAAAAATATAAAATTTACAATGAAAACGAATAAAGTAGCTATAACCCCTCAAGAATCGGAAGCTATTAGATTGGCACTTAAAGAACTTCAATTGACTATCGGATATGGTGAGTTATCATGTGCACGATTAGCCCAATATGAAGCTGCTGAAAAGCGTCTTCTTAATCTACTGAAAGATAGTGAAAAAGCCTGTTGTAGTGAGTGTGGAGGAAGGCTCGCACTTGTCGTTGGTACATTCGCTTACGAACCGGATGTAGAACCTTACGAGTCAGGTGTGATTGAAAAATCCCTCGCTCCAAGGGGTGAAACTCAAGTAGGTGCTCATAAGTGTGATAAGTGCGGACACTTACAAGGATTTTTTATAGAGTAAATTTCAAAACACAAAGATAAATATGAAGAAGATAGAATTGATAAACTTAACGCTGGATGAAATCAGACGTTCGGCAAATATGGTTAGTGATGTGCATAGAGATGCTGCATACAGTAATCATAAAGAACAGAATGAACTGTTTGAGACATTAATGTCAGATTGTGATAAAGTGCTTGAAGATGCAAGAATAAAGCTCCGAGATGTTCTTGAAAATATCACAGAGTTCCAAAATGCTAAAGATATGGTTTGCGGCGTAGATATGGCTCTTGGTCAAACGGCTTATGACCTTATCTATGAGAGGAAAGACGAATATGATTTTGAGTAATACTGAGAAAAAAATGAATAGAATACAGAAATTAGAAGCTGAAATACAGAAGCTAAAGAAACAGGAAGCCGATAAAAAAAAGGCAAAATATCAATATCTCGTTGGAAAGTGTATTCACATGGCGCATACTTCTTACGAAAAAATCACATCGATAGTTAGGGTAAATACTGATGAAATCGGTGATGAAGTAGTATATGATTGCATACATGTATATTTTGACAACAGAGAAGATGTAAGTAATAGTGATTCAAGCATCCAACTTGCATCTTACGCAGGTGAATACGTGAAACGAATTGAGAAAAATATCATAAGTCAAGAAGTTTTTGACAAGGCTATGGATGATTGTTTTGCGCATATTAAAAGAATGTCTATTAACGTATAACAATATAGTAATGAATAAGATAGTAATCGAAGTAACCTCTGACGGATGGGAAACAACCGTAACCATTAATGGTAAGGAGTATAAAGAGAAGCATGTTGCAACAACATTTGGATCTGAAAGTGTTGAAGGTAATTTTGAAAGCGAAGATGATATACCGGAAGAAATATATGACGCTTTAAATTCATCTTTCCCCTTTGAGTGTATGCAAGCATTGTATGCCATTGAGGATTAACTAATAACAGAACAGTAATGAGCAAAAGTATTAGTTGGGAATTATACTTGAAGATTCGGCAAGCAATCGATTTCCTTCGCAGCATGGAATGCGATACCCCCCTAAACCTCGGTTTTTCCGGTGGAAAAGATAGCGTTGTTATTCTTGACCTTGCAGAACGTTCCGGTATAAAGTATAACGCTATCTATGCCAATACTACCGTTGATCCTCCCGGTACGATTAGCTTTATAAAGAAGAACTATCCACAAGTACAGATAATGCACCCGGAGAAATCTTTCTTTAGACTGATTGAGGAAAAAGGTTTTCCGTCTCGTTTGCGTCGGTTCTGTTGTGAGAAGCTGAAAGAACGATACGGAATTGGTAAGCGAAGTATTGAAGGAATGAGAGCTGCCGAAAGTATAAATCGAAAAGATTATGAGCCGGAGCAGTGTGATACAAGAAAATGGATGAAAGGAGCAAAGCATATTCTTCCTATCCTCACATGGACAGAAGAAGATGTTTGGAATTACATTCGTGAGCGTGGTTTGCCATATTCAAAGTATTACGATGCTCCATATAACCTTTCTCGACATGGTTGCGTAGGTTGCCCGCTCTGCAATTATAGGCAGATGCAGTTGGAATTTAAGATGTTCCCCGGCTATGCTCGTAAAGTGATAGCATCCGTTGGAATATACATGAATACTCATCCGAATGGCTTTCTTGCTCGCAATTTCTCGGACGGATACGAGGCTTTCTACTACTACATCAATGAAATACCCATTGCGGAGTTTCACGAATTAAAGAAAGGCTTATTCGGTTTCAATGCAAAGGAAATTGTTCAAAGGGAAATTTTAAATCAAATAACGTAAAACCAATAAAATATGAACGAAAGAACAGTTATAATAACAGATAAAAATGACGTGAATTGCGGAAAAGAATTTCCGGGATGGCTTGCATTTCACGATGTATATTACAGAGGTGGTACAACGCTACCTGTAGAAGACCTTTATCTTGTAACAATTGATGGACAGGAACGTAGATATGTTAGCTCACAAATAGATGTAGAACATTATAAGGCGCAACTTCTTAAAGAAGAAATAGAGCGTATCGGAGCTAAAATAGGCGATAAAGTAAGAGTTCTTCGTGAAACCAGTGGATGTTATGGGAAACAGTATTTTGACCGGAAAGAAAACAAAGGTTTTCACACTATAACAAATATTGATTGCTATGGGAATGTAACATTTGATAATGGTGAAGCCAATATGTTCAGACCAGAAATTGAGGTAATTAACTAATAACAAAGAAGGAGTGATTAATTTATCGGAGGAATAACTATGACCGAAGGACTTGTAACATTAGGAACAGCGGAGCTTCTCAAGGAGAAGGGCTTCAATTGGAAGTGTGAGCACCTAATAGACCGCAATAAAGTTATTAGAAAATACAACATTCCGCAAAGTATGTCGTGTTGTACGGAAATAGATGGCAAATTAATTGAATTTTTATGCCCAACATTGTATGTTGCCCAAAAGTGGTTACGTGAAACCAAAAACCTGCATATCTGCATATATAACACTACGTATGGATATTCTTACGAAATAAGTAAGGCTGATAACGGTACGACAGTTCTTTGTATGCCTAAAGGCCCGAATGACGGAGGAAAATGGGATACCTACGAAGAAGCACTTGAAGCAGGTTTGCAGGAAGCATTAAAACTGATATAGAAAGGAGGATAATTATGCCAGCAATACTAAGAGAAACTTACCCAACAGCCAAGAAAGAGCATAGGTGTGAGTTCTGTTGCGAAAAGATAGCGATAGGACAAAAATATGTTCGTCAGACAAATGTCTATGATGGAACCGTGTACGACTTCATTACACATCAAGAATGCAAAGACGTAGCACATGAATTGAGCATGTATGATGATTTTGGAGATGAAGGTTTAGATGGTGAATCTTTTCGCGAATATCTGGATGAATATGTTAATGCCAATCATTACGACGATGAAGCGGATGATATATGTTCTGATTGGCAACAGTTGTCTCATTATGAGATAGCGAAGAAAGTATTGGAAGAATTAAAAAAGGAGAAATAACTATGGGGTTTACAACACCGTGCTTTATACGTAAAAATACACCGGAACTTCGGGAAAATCTGAAAGCATTTGGATATATAGATTGTTCCACAGTAGATGACCGTTACACCGCAATATTTGTAGATGCAGAACATGGAGAGTTTTTCACAGAATATCTCTCAAATATTACAGAGGATGAATTGGCAATAGATTGTTATGAAAACGACAATCTGTTTCTCTCCATAGCCGCCTTGAGGGATGATACGGATAGAGGACAGTTCTTTGTGACAGAATCAAGGCTTGGAAGTATTAACTGTCCTGACAGCATAATAGAAAAAGGATCATTCATAATATGCTGTACTGATAAATGGGATTCTGTGGATATCCCTTCACACAAAGCTTCCGTATTAGAATTAATAGAGCACTTTAAAAAGCAATGATTATGAGACAGACAGTAGAAGAAGCGGCAAGGGAAGCGGCAGAAGATTGTTATGAATGTCATTACGATGATGGATACGAAATGAGGTTGGTTAAAGAGGCATTCGAAGAGGGTGTAAAATGGCATAAAGAACAAGCTATTGAAGCTCTATCCTCTGTTTTAGAAAATTGGGTACATGGCGGTGATGCGGATTGTATTATTGCCGAATTTGAAGAAAAATTAAACAATAAATGATATGATATTAAAAGATATAGTAAACCTATTGGCTAACCGGATAAACCAACCTCATGTAATAGAATGCTATTTACGGAAAGTATATGCAAAAGGTTACAATACTGGTGCTGAATGGCAGTCAAAGCAATCTCCGTGGATCAGCGTTGAAGACAAGGCTGGTTGTGACACATCTGATGATTGTATTGTAATGGTTATGAATGGTGATATATTTAGAGCATATTTTTCATCTGGAAACAAATGGATGAAAAATAATGGTGGTCATTATGATGAAGTGATAGATGATGTTGTTGCATGGTTTCCCATCCCTTCTTTCGATGAAATACTTGAAGCCAACAGAGATGTGTTAGAACGAATTAAGGAGAAAGGAGATTAATTATGGAAGTAAAGAACGTAGGTCAGTTTAGAGAAATCATTGAGAACCTTTCTGATGATTATGAAATATGAAGTATACAGAAGCTTAGAAATTCCCGATGATCAACCTTATGGAAGTGCAGTTGAAAATACACGCTGGCTCTGATTGGTATCCGGGGCAGTCTCCTTGGACAAACGTAGAAAAACTCCACCTATGTATGGACAAGACTTTAAAATAGAAAGGGGAGAATCAGCGAGCACGACCAAGCTTAATTCTCCCAAATCTTACACGATTATGATGCAAATATACTATTTACTTTTTAAATAATCGTGTTATGGAGCTGGATTTTAATAAAATAATTCGTCTTAAAAAGATTCGTATCGAAAAATCAGAACTTTCAGAGGAAGAAAATATCTTAACTTCCCCGGTTCTGAAAGATAAGAGCCTTATCCATGAAATCTATAAAATATTTGTTGAGTTGTTGAATAAGAGGGGATGTCCGCCGAATATTGACAGTGTAACCCAGCGGAAGAAGTTCATTTTCATTATCCTGTATCTGTTTTCTCCAAGCTCGCTTGCCGGTGGGAAAATGACTGCAGGGTTACGTGAGGAGATGTCAAGAGTATTGGGGATTCAGTCCAAGAGTACAATTTCCGACAACTGCGCAGATGTCGTTTTTCTCTATCAGAATTATGGGGATTTCAGCGGGGATATAGAGTATCTTTACACCGAAATCGTAAATCGGTTAAAACTCAAAGGGCTAATCAATTAATGAGCCGAAGTTTAGTGCTCCGGCTTATTTCTCTTAAAAAACTTTTTTGCGACAATCACCCGATTGTCGTACATAGTAGATAACGATATTTGCTTGTCCTTGGTTATGATAGTACCTTTGAATAAATAATAGTTCAAAGGTGTTTTTATGCAAAGAGCCAAGATAGATATATCAAAAGTAATCCCGAATGAAGGCCAAATAGAAGGACTTCCGAGAAATCCCCGTTTTATTAAAGATGAGAAATTCCGTAAGTTGTGTCGTTCTATTCAGAATCTTCCTGAAATGACGGAAGCGAGAGATATTCTTGTTTATCCGTATCAAGGTAATTACATTGTGATTGGCGGCAATATGCGACTGCGCGCTTATCAAGAACTCCAATGGAAGGAAGTATCGTATTGCATACTTCCTGAAGCAATTTCTATTGATAGACTTCGGGAGATGGTTATTCAAGATAATAACCCTTTTGGAGAGACAGACTGGAATATGATTGCTAATGAGTGGGATGTTGATGAGTTAAAAGATTGGGGACTTGAGTTGCCCACTGCTTGGGAAATTACACCAGATAATTTTGGTGATGGCTTTTCATTACCTGATGGAGAGAAACCTAATTCAGAGAAACTGACTTTTACGGTGTCAAACGAACAAGCAGATTTAATCAAAACTGCTATAGAAATTGCAAAAAGCAATGGCTTAGAATGTGAAACTTTCGGCAATGAAAATTCCAATGGGAATGCACTTTATCAAATAGTGAAACAATGGGTAGAGCAAAAGAAATAGTTATAAAGGTTATCCCGAAAAAAATAGCTGATGGGTTTGTAAAGAAACATCATTATTCGGGTAGGGTTGTGCAAAATTCGCAGCTCCATTTCGGAGCATTTCTTGATGGTAGGCTTCACGGAGTGTTGCAATATGGGCCGTCTATGGATAAAAAGAAAGTTATAACACTTGTGAATGGAACAGGATGGAATGAATTTATTGAATTAAACCGCATGGCTTTCGATGATTATCTTCCAAGAAACTCAGAAAGTTTTTGCATCGGCAAGACATTGCGGATGATTAAAAAGAATGCGCCGCAGGTAAAGTGGGTAATATCTTTTGCCGATGGTTGTTCTTGTGGTGATGGTACGATATATCGTGCTTCTAATTTCGTCCTTACCGGGATAAGGGAAAACAAGACAATACTTCTATTCCCTACGGGTGATAAGATTGCTGCCATGACATTAGAAGCGAACTTCAACATTCCTCAAATTAAGGAACTTTGTAACAAAATGGGTGTGGAACATAAGTATCGCACACGTGCAGAGTGGGTAAAACTTGGTGCTAAATATGTAGAAGGATTCCAGCTTCGTTACATCTATTTTATTGATAAATCATACCGTAAACGTTTAGCTGTTACCGAAATTCCGTTTTTTAAAATAGATGAATTGGGAGCGGGTATGTACAAGGGTGAAAAGGTTACACAAGCTGAAAGGCACGCTATAAAGACAGAAAAACATAATGGCTAAACTCAATGCAGAGAAAATACAGGAATGTGCTGATTGGGTACGTGAAAACGGTCTGATGGAGTACGGTGGCGCGAAGTTAAAAGACTTTTGCGCCCACTTTGCCATTGATGTGAAAACGTACTATCGTTGGATGTATAATGCCAATTTTGCCAATGTTATAAAAAAGGCAAAAGATGATTTTAGAAATAATCTAGAACACGATTTGGTAATCTCTCTCGCTAAATCTGCAAAGGGGTATGATTACGAGCAAACGACAACAGAATGGACTGATGTAAACGGAAAGCCTAAAATCAAGAAACAAGTGAAGAAAAACATCCATGTTGAGCCAAATGTTGGAGCCAACATATTTTTGCTAACCAATATTGCTTCCGACAGATGGAAGAATAAGCAAAATAGTGATGTCACCACCAACGGCAAGGATATAGGGCAGCAGATTGTTTTTTCGCCTACACCATTGTCGGAGAAAGATATTCAAGAGATAAAGGATATTCAGAATGGTAACAAAGAAGATAGCAACAACACCGGTATATCAGAAACTTGATGCCGCCTACCTTTCAGGGAAATACAATGTTTTCGTAATGGAGGGCGGTTCTCGCTCTTCAAAGACTTATTCCATCATCCAATTCTGGATAAGATACGCATACGAGCATCAAGACCGGGTAAGGCGAGTTATCGTTTCCCGTTTGAAGGCCACATGGATAACAGCTACTGTGCTAAAAGACTTCCTTGACGTGCTGAAAGATTACGGGCTATACAACAAGAAAGATCATAATAAGTCCACCGGTGCAGGTATCTATACGCTCTATACAACAGAATTTTGGTTTCTTGGCTTGGACGATGAACAGCGCATCCACGGTATGAAGTCGGATGCTTTTTGGATAAATGAAGCTGTGGAAGCGAGCTTTGACGATTACGCCCAACTGATGCAAAGATGCTCAGGATTTGCCATACTTGATTATAATCCTTCATACGACGAGCATTGGATTTATGATAAGATATGCAAGCGTGAGAGGACAAGGTACATGCACTCCACCATGCTCGATAATCCCCTGATTCCGGATAATGCCAAAGAGCAGATATTAAGCTATGAGCCTACAGAATATAACATACAGCATGGAACAGCTGACAAACGCAAGTGGCAGATTTACGGTCTTGGCAAACGGGCAACACTTGAAGGGCTTATCTTTGAGAATTGGGGGTATTGTAAGGAGATTCCGCAAGGTTTGAGAAAGCATGGGTATGGGATGGACTTTGGATTCACGCTCGACCCTACCGGAATAGTGGAATGCGCATTTGATGAAAGGTCAAATACATTATATCTGAGGGAAAAATGTTATCTCACACACATGGAGTCAAGCGACATAATCAAATTCTACAAGCGCATTGCACCTATGAGGGTCATGTCTGAAAGTGCAGACCCCCGTTTAGTTCGTGAGATAAAGAATGCTGGAATAAAGATTTACTCGGTTATAAAAGGTATTGGTAGCATAGAGGCCTCTATCTCCGTGATGCACGGATACAGGATTCTTATTACGGAAGATAGTGTAAACCTTATTAAGGAGATTAAGAACTACACTTGGATGTTTGATGAAAAATCAAAGAGATTCATTAATAAGCCGGCAGATGGACAGGCAGACCACTTACTTGATGCCACTCGATACTGGTGCATGGGGGAACTCATGGGAAGGATTAAGGAAGAGAAGAATTTAACAGGAATATTTACTCATTAAAATTATAGATTATGCCATTAACGCTTGAAGAAATATTAGCATTGCCTGACATCGGGCAGAAGATAAACTACCTGAAGAAAGGTAGAAAGACTGAACTTCCCGACCGTTGCAAACTTTGGGATGATTGGAATCCTGAACGCCATGAAATCATGGTTGATAAAAAGAAGTATCCGGATAGACAGGTTCTTGAAAAGGAAGCAGAGAAACACTTCGATGAAAAAACTGGTAAGACTTATGAAATCGAAGCAAAGTATAAAACAGAACCAGTGAACCGTATCTCCATTCCATTGGAACAGGATATCGTGAACATCCAAACTGCTTTTACAGTCGGCACAGAACCGTCTATGGATTGCACTCCAACTGATGATGATGAAAAGAAGCTGCTGGATGCGGTAAAGGCTGTATTCAAGTCTAATAAAATCAAATACCAAAACAAGAAGATTGTCCGTGCCTGGCTCTCCGAACAAGAAGCGGCAGAATATTGGTATGTTACCGATGATGATTCGTTCTGGGCGAGGTTCTGGAAGAAAGTAAAGACTGTATTCGGTGGCAAGGTCAGACCTACCAAGAAACTGAAAAGCGTGTTATGGTCTCCATTCAGAGGTGATAAGCTATACCCGTTCTTTAACGATGAAGGTAAAATGATTGCTTTCTCACGTGAGTACAAAAAGAAGCTCATGGATGATTCGGAGGTCACTTGCTTTATGACTATCACGGACAAAATGGTTTATCAATGGGATTTATCTAAAGGGTATGAAGAAAGAACGCCTTTTGCTCATGGGTTCCCCAAACTACCGGTTCTCTATGCCTACCGTCCTGAACCTTATTGCAAAAAGATAAAGACTTTCCGTGTCCGGTTGGAGAAACTGTTATCCAATTATGCTGATTGTATAGACTACCATTTCTTCCCACTATTGAAGCTAATTGGTGATGTAGAGGGTTTCATGGGTAAGGTTAAGGATAGAATGGTCAAACTTACAGGTGAGGGTGCGGATGCTCAGTATCTGACGTGGAATCAAGTGCCTACAACTGTGGAACTTGAAATGAATACTCTCTTTGAAAAGTCATATTCAATGACTAATACACCTCAAATCAGTTTTGAAAAACTTAGTGGTTCGGGAAATGCTTTGTCGGGAATTGCTTTTGACTATGCTTTTCTTTCCACTCATTTACAAGTTCAAAACCATGCAGAAGTTATAGGGGAGTTTTTACAGAGAAGAATTAATTTTATCGTTTCTGCTTTGGGTGCTATAAATCCGTCTGAATTTAGTAAAGCGTCTAAAACGATTGATATAGATACCGATATAGTACCTTACACTCTGAATAATATTGATGATAAAGTCAGTGTTGCGGTGAAAGCTGTATCGGGTGGTGTATGGTCACAGCGGCATGGAGTAATGTTTGCTGGCAACCAAGACCGCATCGAAGAAGAACTCGCTGAAATAAAAGAAGAACAAGAAGAAAAGAGAAAAGCTGAAATGCAGAAACAAGCCATAAAGAAAGGGGAGTGAAATCACTCCTCTTTGTAACTCCATTGATAGCCCTTGTGCTTCTTTATTTTTCCATTACAGCACATTGAAATGCCCGAATGGTGCGCACCAGTTGCGCGTGTCGCTTCATTCAAACTATCAAATGAATTTATAATTTTGCCGTCTTTTAATTGTAAAACAGCTCGTGAATTATGGTGGTTTTTGCCAGTCTTTTGCTTTCTACCAAGAACCCTATATGCGTGTAGTAAGTTTTCACCATCAGTAACCCATTCAAGATTGGCAACGCAATTATTGGTTTTATCACCGTCTATGTGGTTTACTTGTGGTAGGTTTTGCGGATTAGGTATAAAAGCATTTGCGACCAAGCGATGAACTTTAAATATGCGCTTTCTGCACCATACATTCAAATACCCCTTTTTGCTTTTTATGGGTATTAAAATGCGTCCATCTCTAAACCAATATCCTTTACCGTTCCAGCATTTCTTTGGCAAGGATTTTACCCTACCTAAATTTGATACTTGATAATCGCCTTCGTACCCTTCAATGTCTTTCCAAATTTCATCCATATTCTTTTGCTTTAAAGTTAAATAAATAAAAGGCAGCCTTTAAAGTCGTGCGAAGGCTGCCTTTTGATAATCGTGTTAGATTCTATTAGGGATTAGGCTATATACACCATTTACGGCACTTTCACCAATCATTTTACTGATAGCGTCCATGCACTTGTAAATACCTTCATTGAAGGTGTTGCTTTCTTCAATGTATTCTCTACCGCTTTCTTGGGATATAATGTCGGTTTGCTCGTCAAAGACTACACTCGCCTCTCTCAACTTGATTAACGCGTTCATTAGGTCTAAATTAACCTTGATGTCATTTGTTGCCATAATTATGCGATTTTAATAAGGTTGAACTTTTTGAATGAACGAAACTCGTTCTTCTCGCAATCGAAATAGGTAAATAGGTTTTCATTAGGCTTACGACCTGTACCCTTTACATTATCGGCTATCACTTCATCACGTAACGTACCGAACGCTTGACGAATCTCACCCGATACTTTTTGATAGAAGAACTGAACCGTTCTTTTCTTCATCTGTGCTTTCAATCTCAGAAGCAACCAACTTCTTTTTAGACACTCTGAGAAACTTTCACCTGTGATTCTGAACATCTGCCATGCAGTACTCATGACCTCTTTCATCTGACTTCTAAATTTTGTGCTCATACTCTTATATGTTTTAAATTATACTACTTCGTTTAATTTGATATTGCAAAGTAAAACTAATTAGTTTAATTTTACAATATCTAAAGCAATAAATAATGTTAAAAATAAAACTAAGTAGATTTATTTTAGTCATATAATTGTATTATGTGGTATAAATATCTATTTTTGCCGAATAAAACTATATAGTATTATGGACTTTAGAACAAGGATAAAAGAACTCTGTCAAGGGCAAGGTATAACTCAAAAAGAGTTAGCAGAAAAAATGGGAATATCTGATATAAGTCTGAATAAGACTTTACGAGGGGAATATCCGCAGTTGCAAACATTAGAAAAGATTGCGAATACATTAAATGTTCCTATTGCCGAACTATTTGAAAAGCCGAATGCCAGTAATGTTATCGGTTTCGTAAAAGTGGGAGATACCGTACATGAGGTGAAGTCTGCGGAGGATGTGAAGAATTTAGCTGAAAGGTTATGATTATGGAAACAATTACAAAATACGACACTATTATCAATTTCTTTTTAGATAATTGGATTATAGCTACCATTGTTGTAGCAGCTGTAGTAATAGGGTCCATTCCTTCATTAAGAGAGGGAGTTTTGATTTTATTTGGCAAAAATCGAAGAAAGAATGAGGATATTGGTTATAAAATAGATACTCAATTGCTTCGATTGCTTATAAAAGCAGATGAAGCAATAAGAAAAGAGAACCAAGATTATGATTTGTATGGTTGTGGTTCTGCATTTAGTGATGTGTATGCTTTATCTAATTATTTAGTTAAATTTAAAGTTAGGTACCAGAAGGATAAAAATGCCAAAATTATTATAGATAGCAATGATGACCTTTGTAACTTAGATAAAGAAAGTGAATGTTATAATGGCTTTGAGGAGCCACGTTATTATGAGGTTATAGGGAAAATACACAAAAGCATTCAACGTCTTTTAGAAAAACGATTGCCTAAATAAGCAGGGTAGAAGAGGAGCTTGCAGAAATCAAGGAGGAACAAGTGGCAAAGAATGAGCAAATCGGAAATAAGGGACAGAAAAACGCTTCTTAGTCAGAAAAATTACGGGATTTATAATTTTTTGATAGGAAAAATAGGATAGTTAGTGGTGACTCTTTGGAGTTGCCGCTATTTTTTTGCTCTTTAAATTGTAAATATTAGAATATAATTTTGAATTATAGAATTATATATGTATTTTTGTCACACGATAATTGAGTAACCAATGAGAATATTTACCGAACAAGCATTAAAAGAATATGCAGAGAACCATCCCGATTCAAAGGTCGCTTTGCAAGAATGGACTACCATTGTGAAAAGAAGCAAGTGGACCTGTTTTGCCGATATTAAGAAAACGTTTAATAGCGTTGATAATGTAGGTAATCAACACTATGTTTTTAATATCAAAGGCAATAACTATCGTTTGGTAGTAGTGATTAAATTCACTATTCAGTTTGTGTATATTCGCTTTATTGGTACTCATAAAGAATATGATAAAATAGATTGTGCTAATATTTAGGATTATGACAAAGATAGAAAATCAAGCCCAATATGAATGGGCGGTGAAAAGAGTAGAGGAACTTCTTCCATTGGTGAAAGATGACACTCCTTTGAATGACCCAAATAGCATAGAATTGGAGCTTCTTTCTAATTTGGTTGCTGATTATTCCGAAGAACATTTTGCATTGGGAGAACCAACACTTGTGGATGTTCTTAAACTTCGTATGTACGAAATGGGGCTTAATCAAAAATCACTTGCAAAGTTGGTTGGTGTCAGCCCATCACGGCTAAGTGATTATATATCCGGTAAATGTGAACCTACTTTGAAGGTTGCCCGTGAGATTAGCAAGAAGTTGAATATTGATGCTAATATAGTGTTGGGAGTATGAATTACTATATTGTATTGACAATTGTGGGTATTATAGCATCTATCATAGGGCTTTTTATACCGGATAAATGGCGCAATAAAAAAGTATTAATGTTTGCATTTTTATTTTTAACAATATTCATAAGTGGATGGATTTCAAACTTGCAAAATGAGATAGAGAAGAAAAATTCAATAATAGAAAGAAAAAATAATGTAAGTAGAAAAGCCCAAGAATTAATAGATAAAAAACAAATGTATTTTACTTATCGTGGATATATTCAAGCATGTTTATCTTTTTTAGAAGCAAATCAAGATTTATATCCAGATTCATATGAAAATGGGAAGAAAATAGAACTTGAATTGAAAAATGAATTGAAAGAAAATAAATATTCTACTTATGAAGTCGATGCAGCATCAGAAATATCAGGAATCATCCAAGGAATTGCTATTCTAAATCATTAATATTGTATTACTCTTCATGGAAAAAATACGGCGTGATTCACTCAGTTTCACGTCTTTTTTATACTCATTTCCCACAATTGCCTGATTGTGGTTTTCTACCTCTCCAATTATTTCCCTTTCATCCACTTACTGACTACTTTATATACCGTATTTACGACAATGGATTGATTGTCGTGAATGGGAAGCCTAAATATTTATCAATCATCTGTATTGGTGGTATTTTTACTTCCGCAAATTGAATCTCAAATTTTAATTCATACGGTATGACAATCTTAGAACAAATCTTGGCAGGGCTACAACAGAAGTTTACTGGGGTGGACACTGCTATCTTAACCCGAATTGCCACTAAAAAGGTAGAGGGTGTAACGGACGAGACAAAGGTAAACTCCATCGTTGAGGGTATCAGCTTTTCGGACGTGCTCAATTCCTATGGTGATTTCCGTGCCGGGGATGCTTCTAAAACGGCAGTGATTAACTACGAAAAGAGGCATGGACTGAAAGAAGGAAAGCCAATCGAGAACCCTAATCCCAAGCCGAAACCGGAAGAAAAGAAAGACGATGATGTGCCTGCATGGGCGCAAGCTCTGATTGATTCCAATAATATCCTTTTGACGGAAGTTTCCACGTTGAAGCAGGAAAGGGCGCAAGCTACCCGTCAAGAACATATTCTTTCCAAGGCTAAGGAGTATGGTATTCCCGAAAACTACGCCAAGAGGTGCGCAATCAAGGACGATGAGGACTTGGACGCTTATTTCAAGGACTTGAAGCAGGAGTTCGCAAATGACGGCTTCAAAGGCGTGACCCCTCCCGAATCAGCAGAGCAGAAGATTGAGAAGGAAAACGAATCAATTGCCGGAATGATTTCGGAAGGAACAAAAACTATTGTTGAATCTAAAAAGTAAATTAAATGGCAGCAGGTACACATTATGACTTGAAACCGGATTATAAGCCGGAAGAGTTTTACCGTGTAGAAACAGGGGTTAGAAAGAGTGGACCGTGGAAGTTGGATATTGCCAACCTCACAGTAGGTTCTTTTTTGCCTGTATTTACCCCGGTACAGGCTGATTTGGTAAAGCGTACCATTGTTCCTGTTCGTAACGTGAAAGTTGTAGAGGCTTACACAACAGGAGTAGATGCTTTATCTATCAAAATTGCAAAGGAATCGTTGGCTTATGTCGGCATGTTTATTGGAAGTGGTAAGAAAGGCGCGAAGATAACCGCTATTGACAAGGGTAACAAGGGTTATGATATTCTGTCTATTGAAGCTGCTTTTGGTGAAAACATCGCAAAGGATGCAGTTTTATTTGAAGCGACTGCAGTAGCGGGCACAGTGAAAAAGAATACAGCGAACTTTGTTCTTTATGATGCGAAGAAAGTTGAGAGCGATGGAGCCGTTCTTTGCACCCTTCTGATGCAGGCTTACGAAGTGAAAGAAAGTAAGTTGGTTCTTCCAATTCATGAACTGGATAAAGTAGGGCTGACCTCTCGTTTCCAGTTTGAGTATTAATTCTAAAAAAGTTTAGATATGAATTTGACCATACAAACTTTATTTACAGACCCCGCAATTGTACAGGCGATTATAGATCGGGTACTCCAGTTGAGACTGGACACAATTTACTGGAAGCAATACGGGGATTTTTTGGAAACCAAGACTCGTGTTTTCAAGACTTATTTAGGGACTGTAACGGGCGTTGTTGCCGGTTCTATTATTGGTAAGAATGATCAGAAACCTATCCGTGAAAGACGTAATCTCGGAAGCGGTTACACTGAAATAGCTTATTTAGGCGACCGCTATCAGATGGATATTGAACGTCTGTCACAGTTGCAAGACATTATCGACAAGTTCAATGCGGCCAACACAGCCGACCAACGTACAATCTTGCAGGAGATTATCGACTTCATTGTTGATGATTATCGTCAGATCCTGCTCGCTCCACACAAGCGTATGGATATCGTTGTTCCTGAACTGTTGATGACCGGAAAGGCGCAGGTCCACTTGGCAGACAACAAAGAGAATATCGAATTGCTCGATATTGAGTTGCCGTTCCATTTCCTTACTCCAGAAGCTTCAGCAAAGGATAAGTTTATCACTTACTTGCAACAGGAGATTCAGAAATTGAAAGCCAAATACGGTGTATTCTCCAAGATGATTATGTCTCGTGGCACATTCATGAAGAATATCGTAGGTGCTTCTGAGTTCGGAGATAAGTTTAAGATGATTCTTGGCGAACGTGAGTTCATGGTTAACGCAGGTTTGGTAACAGACCAAATGGCCTCCAGTGTGTTTACGGGAATCGGGCTTCCGGCAATTGAAATCAAGGAAGATTATGTAGAAAATCAAGCGGGTGAAAATATCCAGATTTATGCGGACGATCGCATTACTCTGTTACAGAGTGATAATGTGATGCGTATGCGTCACCATAAGCCGTATGTTATGACTGATCCGGTTCCGGGACGTTCTTACAATGCCGCAGAAGGTCAGATGTCCGTATGTAACTATCGTGATGAAGAAGGTAGATACATGGAGTACACCGCAGAGTGGATTCCTGAATTTATCGCTCCCAACAAGATTGTGAACATTGACCTTTCAACGATGAACGTATGACGGTAAACGAATACATATCACAGAAGTTTCAGTCTTTCGGCATTAACTTGTCGGAAGCTGACCTCTTTGATATTGTAGAAGGCGCAGGATTAGAGAATGGTGATATTGAACGAGATAAAAGCAACAAAGCTCGTATCTCCGTAGCTATTGCGAAGTTTATCCCCTCTCTATTGCTTCGTGTCACTTCAATCAGTGAAAGTGGTTTCTCGATGTCTTGGAACATTCAAGGTATCAAGGACTACTATTCATGGCTGTGCAAGCAGTACGGATTGAAAGACGAGTTAAGTAACAAACCCAAAGTAACCTTCTTATGATATTCGCTCCCCACATATTGCAGGTAAAGGTTATCACCCCTATGGAAAAGGACGAGTTTGGCAGACCCATTCCCGGAACTGGCGGTGAAATCTGGCAGGACGTATGTAAGTGCCGTTGTGATGATAACACTACCAAAGAGTTTTCATCCGATAACGGCTCTGTGTACCGTCCGAACTATCATGTAGTATGCGAGAAGAGAATTACTGTCAAGGCTGGTGATGAAGTACGTTGCATGGATGGTGATGGCGTAAGAGGTCAAGGCGAAGTTTATACAGTGAAGAGTACAAACTACTTTAACTACTCGGAATTATGGATGTAGATTTCGATTTTTCAGATGTCGACTCCTTTTTCGATGAAGGGGAATGGGAAGTTGAGAAGAAGATGATTGATGTAGGCGATGAAGCCGTGAAGTACGCAGAGGAACATGGGGATTATCAAGACCATACACTCACTTTGAGAACGTCCAATGATTACGATGTCGATAAAGACGGTTTGACATTGAAAAACGAAGCGGAATACGCATCATTCGTAGAATCTAAAGGGTATGATGTTTTGAGTAGTGCTGCTTTATATGCGGAGAAACGATTAAAAGAAGAATTTGAAAAATGAAATACAGAAAGAAACCAGTAGTAATTGAAGCCATTCGGTTGACAACAGACAACTTCGATGTTGTATGTGATTTTATGGGCGGAACTCCCGTACCGAAACACAATCCCGACTTCGGTGTAGACGAGAATGGCAACACCAATGAGCCTTATCTTGGTGTGTACATCGAAACGCTTGAAGGCAAAATGCTTGCAAACTATGGAGATTACATCATCAAGGGAGTAAACGGGGAGTTTTATCCTTGCAAGCCGGACATTTTTGAGAAAACATACGATAAAGCCGATGATTCATCCGTAATGGGCTTCGGTGATGCTATCGAAGTGTTAAAACAAGGTGGGGCTGTTCGTAGAAGTGGTTGGAACGGTAAAGGTTTGATGGTATTCAAACAAGTGCCAGCTCATATCGAAAGCGACATCATTCCTAAGATGCAATCTCTTCCGCAATCAGCAAAAGACCTTATTCTGAAAGGCAAAGGTTTCATTGACTATACGAGTCAATGCCTTATTTACAACGAGAACACCGGGCGTGCTGATTCATGGGTTCCGTCTATCAGTGATGTGTTTGCCGAAGATTGGGAGATTGTGAAATGATAGTAACTACCGACATAGGAAACATTCTCTACCGGGACTGCAAGGTTTTCGGAATAGATATAGTGCCTGATGGTGAAACGCTGACGGGTGAATTGAAGTCCGAAAGGATTGTCATCCACACTAAGAAACAACAGCCGGGTACTTATTGGAAGAAGTCTTTCGCTGAGGTGAATTTTTGTGTTCCTGATTTGAGCGAGAATGAAGCGAATGCTATCCGTCTTAATGAACTTGAAAGAGAAGTCATGAAACATTTCGATAATGTGGTAAGCATCTATGACGGTACTACCTACAATTACTCTATCGAATCAATCGGTACGGAAAAAGACACAGCTTTGAAGTGTCACTATGTGAATGCGAGAATTTTATTTGAAGTATTAAATGTAAAATGATATGAAACCATTTATAGGAATTAAGAAAATTTGGTATGGTGAACCTATTGAAGCGCCCCTTACTGCGTCTACATTGAAAACGTGGCTCAGTAGTGCTACCGAAGTGAAGAACTCCCATCAAGATACATGGGGATATACAGAGGATGATCCATCCGTTACGGACTATATCAATGAGTTAACGGGAAAAACGTATTACCGTGATATAACAGCTAATGGGGCAAAAACAATAGCGTTTACACTCGGTGAATATGGGTTTGAAGATAAAGTAGCTTTACAAGGAGGAAAGTTGGTCGGATCAGGTGACGGATGGGAAGCACCTGAAAACCCAGAACTTGTTTATAAAGCAGTTGTTGGTATGACAAAAACAGGAAACTATGTTGTGTTCACTTATGCCGGTATCGTTGGAAAAACAAACTTTGTGGAGAAAAATATGGGACTTGGCGTTTCCGCTGTAGCTATGGATAATCCGAATGATGGAGTCTCTGACGAATATTGGTTTAACGGAGAAAAGGTTGATACCCCATCGGAATCATCTTTACAATCTTTAAGAGCAAAATCCGTGGATTAAACTTTTGGTGGTTTAAGGTTAAGTTTTCAGGATGGCGGTGGGTGGTTACTCACCGTCTTTTTTAGACTAAAAAAATTATGGATAACGCTGCAAAAATAGTAAATAGTGCTGTTCTCGGGATGGATTTTGAAACGGTAATAGTAAATAGCAAAGCATACGTGATTAATCCTCCTACGATTCATAAAATAGCTGGTGTAGGATATTATCTATCCGATTTGGAGGATGCAATTACGGTCATGGATATGCTTCGCTCACTGAAAGATGTAGAAATGGCTTCTCGTGCTCTTTCATGGCTCATAATAGGGAATGAAAGCCTTAGCGAAGAATTGTCGAAAGGAACATTTGATGAGGTGGTAGAAGCATTGGCGATAGGTCTTTCCATGATTTCCGCTGAAAATTTTTGCAGGCTGTCAGTTTTAGCCAAGAACGTAGCAAATCTGACAGCAAAACAGAAGTAATAGGCAATAACTGCCTGCTCGGACAGATTGCATCGTTCATAGAAAATCTGCATCTGTCTTATGATGAAGTGGTAAATCAAATTCCATATAGAAACTTAGTAATAATGCAAAAAGATAAACTTCACACCGCATATGGAGAGGTTATGGAAGAAGTGTCAGAAGAAGAGTTTTTCAAAAGGAAAGGTAATAATCCGTTGAAGTAAAAATGGTAACGGGTAAAATAAAAGCCGGATTTCTCCGGCTTTTATAACGCTAATAGAATTAGTATTCGAATAAAAAAGTATATGGAAATCAAAATTCCTACACCTATAGTTGTTTTTGTAATCCAATTATGCTCAAAAATATCCCAATAATACATACCTCCATCTCCCCATTGATGTGCTACTTTCTTTGCCATCCAATAGCCGATTCCGATTAATGTCATGCCGATACCTAAGCCTAAAACATATCTTCGTTCTATGAATTGTATATCAAACATCATAGATGAAGCCGAAAGTAATATTCCACAAAGTAGAACTAACTTCCACCAATGGTCTATTTTAAACAAATTTCCTATTTCCATACTTTTTTCTTCTTAGTACCTTATTTAATTAATTCAGCTTCTAATAGATAACTATTTGGTTTTAGTTCCATTTGATAATATTTGATATCCCTACTTGCTAAGGAAGCTTTTATAAGTTCTTTGTCGGATTCCGGCATTCGAAAGCCAAAATATATTCCAGTGACGGATTCGGGTGATATTCCAAGTAAACCAGAGGAATATAAAGTTATTCTAATTTCCTCTTCACGTTCCCATGCCATTGATTTAGTAGCGATTAAACATTTTAAAAATTGTGTATCATCTACTAAATTATCGGTTATGCTATTTATTGAAAATTCTGGGATATCATTTTTATATTGAACATTGAAAATGCTATGTAAGTGTCCCTTTGATATAGACTTTTTTAGCTGTTCAAAATCATATTCAATACAAAAACCTTTATGCCCATTAGCATAATATGCCCATAGTAATTCATTAAAGACTGTTTTGCTTAAAGAGAATATTCCCAATTTAGTTCTTACTTGGTCTACTATCTTTGCGTAATTATCTTTTGCTATATTTTTAGGGAGTCCACTTTTCTCAATGAAATCAAAAACTTCATACATCTTACTATCATTGACTATAGTTTCAGATGGGTCATTGAGGTGCTGTACTGTTGGCGCATATATTTGGTTATTGACAAGAGTCAACAAGTCTCTATATATATCAGATCTATATTTATATAATTTCATAGAATTGAAGTTTGTTGTTAAACTCTACATTCTCTGTTTGGTGACGGGATATATTCATTTTTTCCTTTTTCTATTCATTTTTGCTTTATAATTATTTAGGGGCTGTAAATACTGAGATATACTTGATAAAAAGTAATCAGCCGCCAGCTTGTAGTTACCATATTCCTCCTTTGTTATAGATATTGCTGCATGGGCAATTCTATCTCTGGTTTTCCAAAGGGATTTTTGATTATTTTGAATGATTAAATTATAATAATTAGGGTTGCCGTGATAAGTATTGTTTAAAATTCTCCATTTTTTATTTATGAAATCCAGCTTATCTGGGTATTCTTCCATTTTTTCGTAATATCTTAATAGTTTTAGAGTGATTTCAATTCTGGACCATAATATCAATATAGCAAAACCGTATTCATTTACACTAACTAAAGCATGAATTCTGTGTTTGTAATATTTATCATCTAAAGCTTTGAATGCTTTATACGCCTTGTCTGCTAATTTAGTCTGCTCTTTGCTCATTTTAAATATGTTTATTATACTTCCTCTATCTTAAGTTTTTTTACAATTGGGGTAGGTGATTAATATTTTGCATGTCCGTTCTCATCAAAATCAAATGGCAATTCCATCTGTCCTATTTGCCGCATTTTCATCTTTTTGAAGTTGTCGCAGAATTGTTTCATATTGTCAGATACTTGAAATAAGGTGATTACTTTGTTTATCTGCTTTTCAAGGTTAGGCTCCCCGATGTCGAGGGTTAGCAACTGGTGGTATCGGCTGGTTCTGTTTCCAGACTCGCTTTTGGGAGTTTTCTTCTTTAGTTCGTCAAGGACACCGTTAGGTAGTTCCTCGTAAATGAACATATTAGTCCATTTTCCTATAATGCCTGGTCTTTTTTTTATGCCATTTACTGTAAAATCCCAACCATTCAATCTGAATAGTTCTTTATAAAACACATCAGGAAAACGTTTCTGCCACGGGAGAAGCTCTTCTGATATGTATGCCTTCAGAATTTTTTGTAGCTCATCTTTTTCTCGGTCATATTGATATCCAGTAGCTTCATCGACAAGGGCAGTAATTCCAACTCTTGCAAAAGCACGTATCAGAATTTCACATTGATCTGCTATTATTGCTTGTCTTGGAGATAATTCTATTTCTTTTCTTGCCTGAAGAAACACATCGCAAATGTCTGCTAATGCTTCTGCATTATATCCATTAATTTTTTTACTTCCATCAAAGCAACTTATCGGTTCAAAGTGGCCCGATGTTAAGTATTTAACAATGAATGGATTGAGTGTTTTTTGAGTTAAATAACGCGCTAATCTGGTCCCAGAGGTTTGCTTACCTTCTTCTGTATCTGTCATTTTTAGTGCCTCTTGCATTCCACGCCCAGATAATATACGAGTTCCATCATCCAATACATAACATGGAATGATAAGACCATTTAAGTCGAGTTCTCCTTTGTATTTTATCTTTTTACTACTTTCCATACCACTTTCTAATTTTACAATTTCTCCGCTAACTTCTTAATATCCTCCTATTGATAATGTGAAAAATATTTTCAATTCAGATGTTACAAACTGTTTCGTTGGCGGTTTATTGATAAATTTTTGATCTACTTTTCTCGAATAATAATTGTAATTTCATTATCATTTCCTCCATTTTCAAGACATCGCTTAGCGTCTAATAGTACTCTAATGGTTGGTGTATTCCATGTTGTAATTCTGCTAAAGCATTCAGAAGCTCTTCCCAACTCGGTTTGATTTTCTTGTGTAGAATTAACAGCTTTATCTATTTTGTCTGTAAGTATTCTTTCTGCATCATCAATGTTGTATCTTTTATCGCCTGTGTAGGGTAGTTTATAATTTAATCCATCCTCGTTTTTTATTGGCGTTATACTTTGTCCATATACCTCTTTGATTGCCGATTCTATTTTACCTTTTGGAGATGAACAGCTTAATAGGAAGAATGAAAGCAATGAGATTCCAATAAATATCTTTTTCATAATCGTGTGTTTTTATAATATGTTAATATTTTTGCAAATCAACACATAAAACCACACAAAAGCAAATTATTTTGACTTTTCTTTGATTTCAGCCATAAATTTCTCCAATTTGGTTATCGTGGTGGTTTTGTAGGACTATGGTAACGGGTAAAGAAAAAGCCGGAGGAATCCGGCTTTATTTAATAATATAGCCTATTAGTGAATCAATATCATTTATTATGGCTGGTTTTTTAAAATGTTTTTCCATTTCCTTTTGTATAAGATGAAAAGGAAGATGGATATTATCGATAATGCAAAGAGTATCCTTATCAGTTTTGGTGATTTGTATCTTATCACAAATAATAAAACAGTAAGAGTTAATAATTATTGGCTCAGATATATTGTTTGTGTCAAAATACAACTCGTCAACTTCAACTTCTTGTGAATGGATGTATTTTTTTTTACTATCCTTGATTGTGAATAATTTTCTATAAGCGTCATGACGCACAAAAAGATACGGCATATGCTTGTATTTAACAACGCTTATTCCAGGTACTAATTCGTTAGGGTTTACCATACTCTTATTCCTCCATCTTAAATTTTTTCCCACAGTTGGGGCAGGTGATAGTATTCTTGTCCTCTTCCAGTTCATCAACAAAGAAGTCTCCAACTTTACAACCAATTACATCTGCTATCTTTTGCAATGTATTTACTGTTGGGTTTCTACTGAGATTCTGCGCAAGCGTAACCCTTGTTATTTCAAGCTTTTCAGCGACTTGCTCCATTGTGAAGCCTTTCTGTTTTATTATACTTTTTACGTCCATATTAATGTATGATTAAAATCTATCGCAAAGATAGAATAACTTCCTTTTAATTCAAAACATTATAGTACTAATTTTAAATCTATAATCATACGTAATTATATTAATGTATTTGTATAGTCATAAATATATCTTTTGGTTAATAAATGATAATAATCATACGTTTCTAGCGTTTTTATTTTGTTTTAAATGATTATAGTCATACATTTGTCACATCAAAGTAAACAAAGAACTCTAAAATATACAATTATGAAACGCTTCAATTTATCTCAAATCATGAAAGACGCTCACAGCTTCTTTAGAAGTAATTCAAGAATGGGCAGAACTTTTGGTGAATGTTTGAAACTCGCTTGGCGTTGGGCGAAAGATGCTATCAAGTTCAAGGAAGAAAGAGAAGCCAAGATAAAAGTTATGTTAGCCAATCAGAAGCCGGTAGAGCGTAAATCTTACAATGATAGTAAGATTACTTGGGCTGACTGCTACAACTCAAATAGCAAAGGCTATATGGGCTCTCAATACTGCGGTGATTAAAGTCAAAGTAATATAGAAATAAACAAATAATAAACATATAAAAAAATAAAAGTTATGATAGAATTAATAGCTGAGAACCAAGAAGTAAAGATATACCGGCATAATACAGTTGGCGGACGAATTAATGTATATCAGTTCAAAAATGATGAATTATCATTTGGGGCTGAAAAAATATCAACTCTGAATAGATTTGAGAAAACACAAGTTTATAAAGCGATTTGTAGAGTACTAACACATAAAATATAACGATTATGACAACAGAAATCAACATCGAAGAGGTAAAGAACAAAGCTGTTCATTCTGATTTATTAAAAGCAATGTATCTCATTAATCAAGCCCGTAGTATAGTTTCGGGTACGATGGATGAGAAAGAATTACGGGATGCCGGACAATGGGACTGCTTGGACGATACAGTTTCAAGGCTGAATGAATGTTCTCGTGATGTAAGCTACATTATTGGCATGATTATAACAAGTAGAGTTTCGGCTCTAACGAACTAACGCGATTATCCAAAGGCAGTCTTAGCACGACTTTAGGGGCTGCCTTTTACCTGTTTTTACGACAACGACTTCATTGTCGTGTATGAGATGAAAGAAAATTCTTATTTCGTTTGGATATGAAATAAATTTGCAGAAAAGAAAACAAAGATGTTCTTCGTGGTTGTCGAATATGCGATAAGATATTAAAGGCGTTAGATTTAGTCCGTAGACAACCACATTAGACGGATTATTTCTTCGCCTTTCTCTTTTATATGATTCTAAGCGTAGATAGTATCTAAGAGGGTTCAGCAGAAGCGAGTACTGGCGCAACGGGGTTCGATTCCCCATCTGCTACAAATTCAGTCAAAATAAAATCCCCAAAAGCGGAAGTGACTGAGCCGCTGATGGGGATAACATTAATTCTAATGATGCAAAGATATGAAAGAAAATTCAGAAAGGCAAGTTTTTAATTACAAGAATGTACCAATTACTATAATTCGGTATAATGGAAAGCCCTATGTTGATTGTAGAAACATTGGTAGATTACTTAAAAGGTGTATTTCAGGGTGGGTAAAAGACAATAGAAATCAAATCGCTATCTATTGTAATGGCAATGGGATAAAAGTAAATAAGGCTATTATAACTAATCGGTGGCTTTTAGAAGATATTGCCCTGATGTATGCTAAGTCCATTAGTAATGACTTCTTTGAAGCCATGAAACAAGCAATCAACAAGTTTAATGTAAGTTCAACTATAAATGATAAACCTATGAATCAATTAACAAAATCAAGTACGAATGAAGAAATCAAAGCATATTTCAATGCTATTTTAAAGTTAGCGAAAGCGAGTGAGAAATATCCAGTTAATTTAGATGAAGTTTGGATGCTTGTGTATACAAGAAGAGACTCAGCGATAGATGCGCTGAAAAGAGATTTCATTGAAAATGATGATTTTGTTACCGTCCGGAATTCTCCGGAAGGTGGAAAGTTTGCTTCGGTTGATTACTATCTTACTGTTTCGTGCCTTGAATACTTTATCGTCAAAAAAGTACGTCCAGTCTTTGAAGTGTATCGTAAAGTTTTTCATAAGGCTGCCGAACATATAAAGCTACTGAAAGAGCCAACCATTAAAGATAAGATAGCGGTGGCCGATTGGCTAACTGGCTTTCTTAATCTGAACGAAAGCAGCAAACTGGCTTTAGCAAAAACTATTGCAGAACCTCTTGGTTTGCCTACACCCGATTATACACCATCAAAAGGTATTCTAAAATCAGCTGGCGAACTTCTGAAAGAAAATGAGTGTCCCATCAGTGCGCAAGTATTCAATCAGAAAATGATTGAGAAAGGTTATATGGTAGAGCTTACTCGCCCATCAAGTAAAGGCGGTGTGAAGAAATTCAAGTCAATAGTAGGTGAGGGATTAGGATTTGGCGAAAATCAAGTGAATCCGAATAACCCTAAGAGTACCCAGCCTCTTTACTATGAAGAGAGGTTTTTGGAATTGCTTGTTTTGTTGCAGTTGAGACAAATAGCTTAAGCAAATAATGCGCACCTCATTAGGTTGGGGTGCGCTGTTGTGTGTTTCTGAATAATTGCTTATCTTTAAAACAAAAAACTCATGGATAAAATTTATATCGGTAATAGGTCATTCTTTTTAGGAACAATTCCTCCAAGCACATTAGAGGTACTTACAGAAAAAATTAAAGGACTAACAATACCTGAACCTGATACAGAAGGTAAAACGGATATTGGGGATGTCGTTCTTTTCATTCTGACTGCCGTTTTTGGTGGTGATGAGAAAAAGGCATTTGAGGCGGGACAAGAACTCGCCCAGACGGAAATTGATAATGTAAGGGTTGAACAACTTTGCGAGGCTGTTGAGTTGATAAGAAAAAAGCTGGAAGGGTGAGAAATCACCCTTTATTCTATTGGTTCTTTTTTCCAATTTTTACCCCCTTGCTCTTTGTAGTAAAAATCTTGGTATGGATACCACCATACGTCATTGGGAGAGTCAAAAGAGGATTCCGCTACGAAATGATCTGCAACTTTAATATATTTTTCTCCTTTTAGAGGATATTCTTTTATTAACGGATATATATTCTTAGAGTCAATGATGTTAATGTTTGAAGGAGTACAATGTACATCTCTAAAAATGTGTACAAATTTTCTTATTGAATCTTGGCTGATAACTCCTTTATATAGAATATAGTAATTAGTCACTCGTGGTGAAATGTCTTCTTCAAGAATCTCGAATTTGGAAGAATCAAGTTTGGAAATAGCTATTTGTTTCTCTTTAAGAACTAATGAATCAATATCACTTACCTTTTTCTTAGGTTGATTGCTATTGCATCCTATCAATAGGAATAAGGACATGAAAAATAAAATTCTATTCATAAGCGCGTTTTTTTTAGTAATGTAATTTTGCAAAGTTATGTATCAAATAACATATTCCAACTTATTTCACGACAATCTTTCAAATATCGTGCTTTTGCAATCTCTAAAATAGCAAAATAAGTTTCCAATATCTACCTTCACAATTATTTTATCACAATTGGCGTATTGCTGCTTTTCCGTTGCAAAATAATCATGTAAAAGTTTGGATATGTCATAAGTTTAACGGGAAAGATAATTAAAAATTAGAATATATGGCAAAATTATCGTTTATAGTAAAGGCGGATAGAACTCCTGTTACTAAGTTGATACAAAGTATTGACGAGTTAGAGAAAAAAGTACGTCACATTCAAAATTCAGATTTGAATTTTAATAAATGGCTTAAGGCTTTTGATGATTTGCAAAAAAAAGTACAAGAGAAGAAAGACTCCTTAGAAAAATTAAAATCTCAGATGCTTTCTCTTGATATTACAAAAATGCCTCATACAAAAATTACTCTTGAAACTAATTATGCAAAAGTTCGAAAGGAGTATGAAGAACTTGCTAATGAGGTAGGCCAAGCAAGCCTTAAATTTGATAGAGCGTATAAGGGAATGCTTGATGATCTTTTGTTAGCTGAAAAAAATACGGACTCTATTACAAGTAAGATGATAGAACAGAAAAAAGTTGTTTCAGACTTAACTTCGGAAATAAAAAGGTTAAATGCAGAAAAGAAGCTTTCTACAAGTCAGACACAGAAAGATACTTTGGCTGAGCAGGCGGAAAAAACAAAAGTAAAATTAGAGGAAGAGCGTGCAACACTAAATAAATTACGTGAATCACAAGAAAAAGCCAAATTAACCGTAAAGGGCTTAAAAGATGAAGTTAGAGGTTATGAAAAGGTAACTGGGAAAGTTGCTGGAACACAGGCAGAGGCAAATATGGTATTTGATCGGTTGGAAAGTTCTTTGGTTAGATTGGGAGGATTGGCTGTTTTACAGAAATTTAGTTCGGATGTAATTAAAGCTACTGGCGATATGCAACAATTAAGTGTTGCTTTATCAACCATTCTACAATCAAAATCAAAAGCCGATTCTTTGATTGATGAAATTAAAGAGTTTGCAGTAAAAACTCCTTTTGATTTGACAGAAGTTGGAGATGCCACGAAACAGATGCTTGCTTACGGTTCTTCTTCTGAGAATGTTATTAAAGAAATGTCTATGCTTGGAGATGTAGCTGCAGGTCTGCAAATTCCCATAGGACAACTTATTTACCTTTATGGAACGCTTCGTACACAAGGAAAGGCAATGACGGTCGATATTAGACAATTTGCGGGGAGGGGTATTCCTATTTATGAAGAGTTAGCAAAGGTTTTGGGAACAACAACGGATAAGGTAGGTGAATTTGTTACAGATGGTAAAGTTGGTTTTGCGGAAGTCGAGAAAGCATTTCAGAGCATGACAAGTGAAGGTGGAAAGTTTTATAATATGTTAGAAAATGCAGCAGGAACATGGCCGCAGCAAATAGTACAAATAGGGGATTCTCTCGTAACAAAACTAAATGAATTTGGTAATAAGCACAAAGAAATATTTGAGTTGGGAATTGGAACTACTGCTGATTTAGTAGATAGTCTTGATTCTGTTATTAATATAATAAGTGGATTAGTTACTGCATATGGAAGTTATAAAGCTATTCTCATAGCAACAAATGCTGTCCAAAGGGCAGGAGCATTTATAGAAAACATTCGCCTTATAGGAATGATGCGCAAAGAACTTGGCTTGGCTACTGCCGCTCAACAGGCATTCAATACAGCGTCAAAAGCGAATGTTTATACTACACTTATTTCTGTTCTTCTCGGACTTGGAATGGCTGTTTATATGTTCACTAAACGTACGAATGAGGCTACAGAAGCTAATAACAGCCTTAAGAGAGTAAGTAAAAATGCTTCTGAAGAATATGCAAAGCAAGCTTCTACTATCGATAGAATAAATGGAGTCTTAAAAAGCGAAACAGCCTCTTTAACTTTAAAGAAAGAGAAATTAAAAGAGTTGAAAGGGATTATCCCCGGTTATAATGCCGAATTAGACAATGAAGGTAAACTGATAAATAATAATACCGAAGCAATTAAGGCTTATCTTACTCAACTTGAAAAACAGATTAAATTAAAAGCTGCACAAGAAGAACTTGAGGAACTATATCGAAAAAAGCGTTTACAGGAAAAAGATATTAAGGTAAAAGAAAAAAATGTAGAACGTGAAAAGAAAAATGTACCTGATGTTGTTTCTGGAGGAGATTTAGGTATTGAGGCTCAAAGAAACGCCCTTTCACGAGTAGCTGATGCAGAAAGTGCTTTAAAACAAGCCAATGCAGAATTAAAAATAACAGAAAAGAATATAGGTGAAATTCAAAATGAAATTGAAAAAACTTCTATATCAACTTTTGACAACAAGAAATTAGAAACCCATAACAAAAAATACTGGGAGGATAAAAAGAAAGAAGCCGAAGCTGCCCGTGACGCATTGGATATTTCTGAAAGAAATTCTAAAAAGTGGAATGAATACACCAAGCAGATACAGGAAGCGCAGACGCAAATAGACAAGTATTCCAGTCCTTCAAAACAGCAAAAGGAATTCGACAAACGACTCAATCAGCAAGAACAGTTATCTGAGCAACTTCTTTCCCTCCGCCGTAAAAACCAGCAGGATGAAATCAACCTGATGAAAGAAGGCTCTGAAAAGAAATTGGCTCAGATAGATTTAGATTATCAAAAAGAACTTGATGCAATAGAAAAGCAACGTGATGAATGGAATAAATCACAAAAAGGCAAGTTGACAGATGAGCAAGAAACACAGTTATTCACTTCGGAAGAAAATGCTTTCAAGATATACGAGAAGAATGTTAAAGAAGTAAACGAAGCTAAATTGGAGGCTGACAGAAAGGCATGGCAGGAATATTTCATAGAATTCGGCAATTATCAAGAGAAACGTAAGAATCTCATTCAGCAATACGATGATGAGATAGCCAAACTTCAAATGGACAGTCCTGAATACGCATCAAAAACGGCTGAAAAAGGACAAGCTTTAGAGCAGTTGGATGAACAATTTGGTAAATCAACTAAAGCAATGGCCGATTTGTTCGAAGATGCAAGTAGTAAATCGGTTTCCGCTATTCAGTCCATCATAGACAAATATGAGACATTGGTTAAGTATATGTCTGGTACAAAGAAAAGTGATGGCACTGATGTGACACTTGATGAACTGAAATCGGTAGGATTCACTGATAGCGACATTGAAAGGCTTGAAAATGGAGAAATCAAGATTAAGGATGTCATTGATGCCATAAAGGGGTTAAAAAATGAATTGAAAGAAAAGTCTCCCTGGCAATCGTTTAGAACTGAATTGGGAAAAGGTATTGATACCATTAAAAATGCGGATGGTGACACACAAAAGTTAGGTCAGGGTATCACTGACATAGGTAATGCTGTTACATCTTTCATCCCTGCATTGAGTGAATTCGGGTCTAACATAGCTAATATCTTTGGAGTTGATGATTCTAAAATAACGGGAATCATTGATGCTGTTGGAGGATTAGGACAAACAGCCGTAGGTGTCGGACAGATCATGTCTGGCGATATATTTGGAGGTGCGATGAGTGCAGTCAGTGGTATTTCTTCTATTGTGTCCGCGCTTGATGGGTTGTTCGGATCTGATTACTCGCATTATAATGCAATGAAGGAAAGATACGACACGCTCAATGAAATCTGGGATGAACTGATTAGCAAGAAGAAAGAATACATTGATATTTCCTATGGAACCGAGGCTTTAAAGGCTGGTCAGGAAGCCCTTGATGTTATCAAGAAATCCCAAGATGCGCAACGTAATCTTGCCAGAACTCTGGTACAATCAGGGGCAAGTGCCGGATCGCATTCTATCGCCTATCGGCAAAACGCTGCATTGGGCGGCTACGCTTCAGAACTTTATAGATATGTGCGCCAGAATGGAAACTATAATGATATCACTAATGCCTTACTTGGAGCTTCTGCTGAACAGTTGCAAAAGGTGAAGGAACAGATGCCTGAATTATGGGCAGGACTTGATGGTGATTTTCGCGAACATCTGAATAATATCATTAGCGGTGCTGAACAGGCAAAAGAGGTTCTTGAACAAATGAAAGAAGCTGTTGCCGGGATAAGCTTTGATGAATTTCGTAGTGGGTATATTGATTTGTTATCAGACTTGGATAGTACTAATGAAGACTTTGCCGATAACTTTGAAAAGTATTTGCAGAAATCTATTTTTGAGTCTTTATTGGCAAATAAGTACAAGGAACGAATACAGGCTTTATATGACACTTGGGTTGAGTATGGGAAAGACGGTCTAACGTCTGATGAGGTTCAAAAACTTCGTGATATACAGGAACATCTATCAGAAAGTTTGTTGGCCGAACGTGATAAAATAATGAGTGATTTTGGTTTTACTACAGGTGGATCAGAAGCTAAGACGTCTGCAAAAAGAGGCTTTGGTACTGAAATGACTCATGAAGATGCAGGAGAACTGAGTGGCCGGTTTACTGCTTTACAAATTGCTGGCGAAGAAATTAAAAATCAGAATGCTATTCAAGTACAGTCACTAAATCTTCTCACAATGAAATCAGAAGACATCTTTCGTGTAAATACAGAGATAAGGAACATCGCTGACGATACTCGTGATCTGATAGCACAATCTTATCTTGAACTGGTACAGATTTCAGAGAATACAGGGGCTATTATAAAGCCAATACAACAAATGCAGAAAGATATTGCAGAAGTAAAAAAGAACACTTCAAAATTATAGATTATGGCAATTGAGTTACTGATAAATAATAAAAATGCTTACGCCACATGGGGAGTAAGAATGGGAGAGGGATTTCTTGATGTAATAGGGGCATCCGCTCCCATGAAGGATTTTATTGAGAACAAAAGCCGACTTGAACATGGGAAACGGGTAATAATCAATGATCCTAAAGTTGATGAACGGGAAATAACACTTTCTTTTACAATTGAGGGTAGTTCTCAGTCCGATTATCAATCAAAGAAGAAAGCTTTCTTTGATGAACTTTATAAAGGTAAGGTCGATATTCAAGTTCCGGCTAATAGTAACGATATTTATCATCTAATTTATCTTGGGAAAAGTATCACTTATGCACAGAGTTTAGATCGGATGTTCGGGAAGATATCAAGCAAGTTTTGCGAACCGAATCCAAATTTAAGAATCTAATTTACGACATTAATTGCATTGTCGTATATGGAAGCCTTAATTGTTAGGGCTTCTTTTTTTTGTCATTTAACTTTGGCACTATGAATGAGGTGAAAGTCAAAGACATATCAGGAAATGAGATTTTTTCAACTCCTATAGATTTAGGCAGCAAGAGAAAGTTTCAGTTAATGAAGGAAGACTACGTTATTTTAAAGTTTTCCCTCGTTGATCCGGTTTTCTTTAAATTAGGTTATTATATTGATCTTCCCAATGACCCTACCGGCCTGTTTGATATTGTAGACTTGCAAAAGCCTACATACAACGATTCTACCGGTGGTTACGATTACGAACTACGTCTTGACGCTTATTATTGGAAATGGAAGAATAAAAAATTCTTCTACACTCCCGAAAATGCCGGACGCGAAGCCGGTTGGAGTCTGACTGCCACCCTTTATACCCATTTGGTTGTATTCTTGAAAAACCTTTCCGTATTAGGATATGATTACAGGGGTACAGCGTTTAAATTTGAAATAGACTATAGTGTGGTTTCCCAATCAGCCAAACTTGTTACCTATGACAATACCAATCTTATCGATGCCCTTTCCCTGATGGCTGAGACATGGGAATGTGAATGGTGGATAACCAACCATGTCATTCATTTCGGTAAGTGCGAGTTTGGTGATCCTATCGATTTGGAATCAGGGGTGAACGTAGAGGCGATGGAACGTAGCGACAGTCAGAGTACTTATGCTACCCGCATTTATGCCTTTGGTTCTACACGTAACATTCCGGATACATACCGGAAAAAGCTTGTATTCGATGTTAAATCGGTCAATGGAAGAAGGATTTCCGATACGTCAAGAAAACTGGATGCCGGGTATTTCCCGGTAAGCTCTTACAGAAATGACGATGATATTGTTTTGTCTTACGAAAAGCCTTATTCGATAATGACAAACAGCCCTGCCAAGTATAGTGTATTGATTCCGGTATCCAAGAATATGCCGGCCGGGAAATACAGCATTCAAGCGGATAATATAACAGCCGGAATAACAGACCCTAACCAAGTCGGACTTACTGTTCGTAACTTCAAGAGTACATTCAGTATCGAATATGTAACGGGAGGAGAGACGAAGCAGATTGAGATACAGACAAAAACAGAGGAGCGGGAAGGTAAGTATACTCCTACGGTTAAGTTTGATAACGCCATATTCACGCTTGAAGGCGATGCATCGGAATGTAGTATACGCATTGACTCATCTGTAGAATTCATAATCGATGAAGCAAATATACATTTCAATATTGCTTGTTACGGTGTAGTAAAGAATGAGAATAAAGGTGCTGATGTTACTGTCACTTTTATCTCAGGAGGTAATGCTGGTAAAACATTTGATGCGGTATATAATCCGGAATACAAAGCTGGCGAAGAATCGAATGTGATAGAGTTACCCGAAGGAGTCACAGCATCTTCTGGTGATATGTACACGATTGATAACATCATCAAAGGGAAAGTCCCCACCAATTATTTCAGTAAGGATGACGCTGAATTGACGGTTAGCGGTGTTGTACAGAAGCGCTTGATGCTTCCTTCTGATGTTCCTTACGTAGATGCCTATCGCTACAGCCCTACAGGTGAACGTATATATATCGGAGACCCGCGTTATGACAGTCCGCATAATGTGGAAATGCCCGTAGAGGAAGCCGTTGAAGAGATAGTCATTTTTGAGGATGAATATGCAAAATATATCGGTTCCACAACAGAAGTTCCGGAACCGGATATTGTCGAGGAAGAGGACAGCGAAGGGAATAAGACAGACAATACGCATCTTGTGTACACATTCAAAGATGCAGGGCTTAAGGACTTCTATGATAATTATCGTATAAAAGGTGAAGACATCCGTGTGATATTCCAGACCGGTAAATTGGCAGGCCTTGGTTTTGTTGTAGAGCTGAAAGATAGCAGTGATAGTGGTACTACTTTCGAAATTGTCCCGAATGAAGACTACGGTCGCTTGTTACCGGACGATGTACTTTTCCCCCAGTCGGCTCATGTGGAAGACGGGAAAGAAATACCGGCTGATACTTACATCCTTTATGGGTTTGATACCGCATTCCTCTCGGAGGATATGCTTCCTAATGCGGAAAAAGAGTTACTCTCGACCACTCGGAAGTATATAAAAAAGACTATGGTAGATCCGTCTACTTATAGTTGTACAATGATGTCTGATGTTGTATACGACAAAGACGGCAATCATAGACTCTTTGAAGCAGGAGACCGGGTCAATCTCATCAATAAAGGATATTTTGAAAATGGTCGTCAATCCCGCGTAATTGGATTTGAATACAATCTTGATATTCCCTATGATTCTCCGGTTTATATGATTGGGGAAACTGCTCCGTATTCGCGAATCGGGGAAATTGAGAGTAAAATCGATTCATTGGCTTACAAAGGTCAGACGTACAGCAGTAACACTTCTGTTAGCGGTGGCGGGGCAAGCGTGTATGTGATTGGCGTTAACGACACTACTGCTCCTTCGGATAGAAATGTCTTTTCTGCAAAGAATTCTCTTTCAAAGTTTCTTCGAAAAGACATCCCGAATTCAGCATCCGAGCTCATCACTTTCATAAAAGGCCTTGTATCCGAAAGTATGATCTCAGCCCAGGATGGTGTCCAGTTCGGCAAATCTTTCGCTTCCGGCCTAACCGGTCACGGCGGCTTGATAGATTCTTTTGGACGCGGAGAACTGGAGTCATTGGTATTGCGACGTTTCCTTGAAACTCCCGAACTGCGTTACAACCGTATCAGAGTGACAGCCGGAGACCTTTGGCTTTCCCCCGGTGGCGGATTGATAGAATCCGTGGAGCCTGACATGGATATGGAAGGCAATCTCCTTGACACGGGTACGGTCACATTGAAGTTGGAGTCAGGTGAGATCGGTACGATTGCGGTTGATGACCTGTGTATGGGCATGTACCACTATGAATCGGGAAATGCCACGGAGGATTATGACGATGGTATAGGAAACAGAAGGATGTCCGGCTTCTCGACATGCTATTTCAGAATAACGGAGATATTGGAAACCGCTACTAACAGCAAGTTCCGTTACAAGCTTCGTGACTCGTCGGATAACTATCCTAACCCTATAGCACCTGCATCAATGATGCATTTCGTAAGTTACGGCAATGCAAGCAATGAACTAAGGCAATCTTCCATATATCTCAAAGGTAGCGGTAACCCCTATATCCGGATACTTAAAGAAGTCAATTGGTGGGAGTTCTCTTTCAAAAATATAGGATGCCAGTTCGGGTATCTGGATAACCTGAAGATATTCGGAGTAGACACGACAGGGTACTCGGCATTCATCAACAGCCTGTACTTCTACGGCAAGATAGAACAGTTGGAAAAGATCGTTGAAGATACGCTGGGAACAGGAGACTTGCGCATGGAGATTAAAAACAGTGAAGACGCTTATGTATTCGTTGACAATAATATTGATGTTATCCTAACAGCGAAAGTCTTTAAGTATTTCAAGGACATAACGTCTGAGGTTGTTAAATGGGTTTGGACTCGTGAATCCGGTACATCCTTAGCAGACATTGCAAGCGACGCTATATGGAATGACAAAAACTCATCCGCCCGTGAAAGTGTGCATATAACCGCAGGTGATATTACTACCGATTCGGTAAAATTTATTTGTGAAGCGACAATAGGAAATATAACGATAAGAAAAGAAGAAACATTTAAATAAATAGATATGGCAGTATTTAATAGAGTTTATTCCCCTCTCGGAACACAAATTTCCATGTTGGTTGCAGAGGGTTCGCTAAAACAGGATTATGATGCGGATAACAAAATCTATACCCCTGACCGACGCATACGCCCTACGGCAATACAGCCGGTATGTAGTATTACAGACCCATCCGGTATTCTTGAGAATGGAACTGTAAATCTTTATATTACGGATATAAAGTGGTATGAGAATGAAATATCTGAGGCTAACCTCATTTCTCCTACAAATTCAAAGTACAAGATTGATTCAACCTCAAACACGAACAACAGAGGCAGGATCATTGTATATAAGAACGTTAATTTTGATGCACCGGTTACATTAATTTTCACTGCGACTTTCGCTGATATGGTTAATGGCAAGTTAAGGCGTAAAGCCTATTTTGTCGGTACATCTGTATTGGCGTCAAATGTCGCTGCCAGTTCACCGGCTGTTCTCAAAACAGACTATCCGCGCGGACGTTGTTTTAATCCGATAAAGGAATTGACATACTTGAAGCTGTCTGCTGATTTGGTAGCTGGCGAGACATCTATTCCATCTGCATACTGGTGGTATAAAAAGAATGGCTCTGCCGAATCATTGATAACAGACTATGTAGGACATAATTCGCGCGAATTGGAAGTACCAACAGCTTCTATCGGCAAAGAGCAACATTATGTCTGCAAGGTACAGGACTGTCGTCAGAATCTGACGGATGTCCGCAATGAGTACTTGCAGGAGGAACTCGACAAGATATCCGACTACCCCCGCAATCTGCTTGCCAAGCAGTATTTTCTCGATCTGAACGATGAGGTTCAGCCCGGTGTCGTAACTGAGGGAGAAGATGCGGACGGGAAGTATATTTGTGTGCCTAACCCAGCGACATTACGTACTTATGTAGGTGGAGATGAACAACGTGATTTATTCTCCGGAAAGATGTCTTTCAAGGAGAATACAGTATATGTTCTACGTGTTGTGGGGAAGTATGCTTCTGAAATAGACTCCCAATGGGGTTTTTCACTTAGAATAGTGTACACGGACGGTACATTTTCATCGCCATTACGATTTGACTACAAGGCTAATAAAAAAACAGAGGCTATATATATAAGTGATTCTGGAAAAACGATATCACATATTTCTTGTACATATGGAATTGGCGTTCCGTCTTACATCTACGGTATCCAGATCACCGAGGAATACAATTACAATTTGCTTGAAGGGGATACGGAAGAGGTGTTAGTTACTGCTGCTACGGGAAATTCAAATTCTTACAAAAAGATTAAAATATCGAAAGCTTTATCTGTGGGTAAAAAAATAACGGTTAAGGTTGATGGTATGGAAAATCTTGCAGGAGAAGCAACTGAATATTCAGTTAATTTAATGCAGGGTACTGAGATTATTACAACAGGTGAGAAATTAAAATCAAGTTATAAAACGCATGTTTTTACAATTAATGATAAATACGATCCTAATGGAGAACCTGCATACTTAATCCTTTATGCAGGTAAAACGTTAGAAACAGCCGGCAACTCTGTCAAGTACAAGAATGTCCAACTCCTTGAAGGCGAGTACGCTTGGAATGTGCTTGGTGAAGATATTGAGGAAGTTACTGTCGAAGCCGGGGAAAGTTCAAATGGAAGAAGTGGAATTCTGATACCAAACAAATTAACTGTCGGTGGGAAATACATGATTACTGTTGATGATATTATTAATTTGAAAGGCGAGGAGACGGAATATACAGTTCTTGTTCGACAAAATAGAGAAAGTTCAATACCGATATCTGATACCATCAGTATTTCTCAAAATAAAAAAAATGCTATTATTACTATTAATGACCAGTACCAAGATGGGGATTATGAAACCATCTTATATGTTTATGCCGGACAAGCTGGCTCGACTGCAGGCAACATAGTTCAGTTCAAGAATATCCGTCTTTTGCAAGGCGAGACAGTCCTTCCTTCTGCACCTTCATATACCCCTCACTTCATCCCATCCGCACCGGATATCGAAGTAGAGTCTGAATCGATACAGTTACCGGAAGGGTACCGTCCGGACGTGCAGGGAAAGACGATCAATCATGAATTTACTCTTGTGACTCGTTTACCTCCGTACAGGACATCTGTTGTTACACCGTATGGAAATGATTCTGGAGTTATTTCGATTCCTTCTGATGTGAAGTTATTTCAGGCAGGAATACAGGTGGACGTTGCCGGTATAGGGACATTGGATAATCCGGAAAGATACTTCTCTGCAGATTGGGGCAATGGCTTGAAGGGCATGAACGTTCTTCTTGATGCTGATGATATCGGATTGGGTGTGCAGGAGGTAGAACCGGACGTGGTTGAAGGGATGGAGCATGTGAAATATGCCGTAAGTGGATGTTCGCTTCCCTCTGCTAATATGAACAAACTTGAAGAGTTCGTTGAAGGAAGCAGGATTGTTGTAGAAGTTCCACCCAACACTCCTACCAAGAGTGCTGTGGATATATATGTTATTAAAAATAATATAGGTTGCCGTGTTTCATATTTGGGGACGGGATTTGCAGATTTGTATATATATGCTTATGGTTTTAGAAAAAAGGCGAACATAAAGAATCTACAAAAAACAATACAATGTTTTGAGTTTGAAATAGGATCGACATTAAATGGATGTAAATTGAAAATTAATGGAATATCATATACAGGTAGTTTTACCGAATATGAAGCTGGCGAGATATCTAATGTTGCTGTACAAAATTCTGCATTCACATCATTAATAGAAATTTATTCTCCGGAAAATGCACTCTTGCATAAATGGGACTTCGAAGGAAGCACTGATGATGAAAGATTATCAGATAAAGCAGAAACAGAGAATAAAGTCAATTTTAGTAAAAGTGAAGGTTTTGAATTTATCCCCGTATAACAAAAAATCAAAAATTATGGCAAGATACATATTTATAGACAGAAAGACAGCCCTTGAAAAAGGGCTTATCACCTCAGAGTCGGCATGCCGTCAGAATGCAACGACAGTAGTATTAATCGAGGATGAGCTTAAAAAGCTCGGTGATGACGTTGACAAGGTGATTGAGGAGCTTGGTGCTGTTGCGATGGATACAAAGCAGGCATTAAGAGAGCTTCAGAAAAGAGAATGGAATTAAAGTATAACCAATTAATATAAAAATAATTATGACAACAGTAGTTAGGGGTGGTACAACCATAAAAAGACTGAGAAGTAAGGGTTCTCTGACAATGAATTTGCTCAGTACAAAATCTCTCGTACAAGCGACCAATGGTACTTCCGTACTTGTAGACTGGACTATAGAAGATAATCAACCGACTGTTTATCCAATAATTCGTAACTCTAAATCTACGGAGTTAGTATATGATTACGTTAGCGTTGTATGGAAATATGATGGTGTGGTTATTGCTGAAGGCGATTCGCGTTTTGATATCACCAAGACATATACAATGGGATCGCATGAAGTTCCTTGCCTGATTATAAAAGACAATCTTGGGCTTTCAATGACCAGTAGTAAATTGATAACTTGCGATGCTACTGTAAAAGTGGACGGATTTAACGAAATTGTATCTTCTGATATTGAGGTATCAAAAATGGAAGCATCCCCGACAACATACATAGGGGAAATCGGTATGACAAATGGAGGTGTCATATCGTCCGAAGCAGATACTATTACCTTGAATACAGTTTTATCGCAAGGTGGAAATTTAATTTCCAGTTATGAAGTAGAATGGTATAGAGTTGTCGCAAACGATACAGACGAAGAATTGGATGGTTTGGAAGCATTGGGAAAAACGGGAAAAACCATCACCCTTGAACGAGATGATATTGACCTGATGGAAACCATTGTTGCTAAATTCAAAGTAATAGATTCAGTTGTCAGCACTAAATCGGTAGATGTGCGCGACGAAACCGACCCATATGTACTTAATTTTACCTACGATACACCAGGCGGTTATCTCGATGAGGTGAATGGTGTAACCGCAACCGCGAAGGTTATAACACGTGACACCAACCAAGAAGTACCGTTATTCACCTATTTTGCATTTTCGTTAATGAACGGACTTGTGTTTATTAGGGATCAAGCAAAATCGACGAATAATAAATTTAAGATAAATAAGTCTGATTTTGAGACAGATAATGTTGACCAATTATGGCTTCAAGTAGAAGCAACACCATCATGAAAGTAAAAGGAGGTGTACCAATACGTAGAATTCCCCGTACTCCTACAGTATCAATCCTGCCGGGGGAACGGGTGTTCCATAAGCTCCCGGACGGGACTTATGAGCCGGCTACGATTACGCTTGAAGCTGTCGTACAGAATGTGGATAATCCCAAATATCAGTGGGGACACATTGTAGGCGGCAGCTTCCAGCCGTATTCTGTGGCATACAGCCATATGATCGCCTCTCCGGTGCATGCCGGTGTGGTAGCCGTTAAGGTCACGGGTGACAATGTACCCAACGCGATAATTGCTTCCGAGACACTTACCATAGTGGAGGATGGCGTGTCACCGGTGCAGTACAAGATCGTGGTTAAACAATTAAATCGTGTCGTAGATTCGATTTCTTGTGACTCATATGGCAATCCCAAACTTTATTATCAGGCAACGGCATATCTGTATAAGATAACCGGAGACATCGAGGAACTTTGTGAGGATTTTAATTGCGTAGTCGTTTACTATAAGAATGGCACACAGACGGACACAAGCATCAGCACCTCCCCGTCGGGCAGCTATGTTTTTGACGTATCCGGTGATTATGATTTGATCCGTGTCGGTTTTGTTGATTTGGAATCAAGCAAAGACATCATAGAGACCAGTCTGGCGAAAGTATATGACGGTGCTCCGGCAGTGCAGTACAGCATTGAGATATTGCAAAGAGGGAAGTCTGTTTCTACGATAGCCAGTGACGCGGAAGGATATCCCAAGTTGGAACCGTATGCCATTGCGAGACTTTATAAAAAGGTCGGCAATGCTGATAGGACTTTGTGTTCAGATTTCTATTGCAAGGTAGCGTCAATGAATACAGAGGATGATATCAGTAACGAAGAGGAAAGCGGCGTTCCTGTGTCGGATTATGAATTTGAGGTTGCGGACAATTACTATGACAGCTTTGCCGTATCGTTTTTTGACAAGGCATCTAAAAAGACGGTTGCAGAGCATTCGATAAGCAGAACCTATGACGGGTCAACTGGCGCGAACGGATATACATATCGGTCACGAGGCATGTTTACAACCGGTGAAACCTATGTATGGAATAGCGAGTACCGTGATATCGTGTTCTCATGGTTCAACGAAAAGTTGTATGCGTTCCGTGTCAAGAACAAAGGAACTTCTGTGACAGTTCGTCCTACTTCTCCTAACGGAGATACCAATTGGGATGTTGCAAGCGACATGAGATTTGCAGCTACCGACTTGTTCTTGGCGCAAGACGCGGTAGTGGATGTGCTCGGTACGTCCAAAATCTACATAGGCAATCTTGACAAGACCGAAGGATGGGAAATGACCAAAGGAGCAATCAAGCATACCGGTACGGGACTCGAATTGACTAAGGACGGAAAGTTGTCCGCGCCTGAAGGTGGGATAACAATAGGTACAAAATCCGTTGAAGGCATGATTGACGATGTTCATGTTGGCGGTAGGAATTACGCTCACGGTACATCCGATGAATGGAGTGAGAGTGTTACATTGGAGGGTAGCACAAATCAGACATTTTCTTTGTATGACTGTTACCTTACCGACGTAAAGGCCGGGGATGTCGTATGTTTTTCCTTTAGCCTTGAATACAGCAATATAGTAAAGAACTCGAATCCCATATTCCAATTGCAGGCTCCGGGCAGTGATACAGGATGGGACAATGGTGGTATGGGCGCTAATATTCTTCCGTTTGTTCAGGCAGGTAGTGGTACTGTCCGTGTTGTTGCGTTCTATACCGTCACGGAATACCAGCTAAACAATAAGTATTGGCCGGTTGGTATCCGTTGCGACAACATTGCTGGAAGTGTTCGATACAAGAATTTCAAATTCGAGATAGGAACAAAGCCTACGGACTGGTCACTTGCTCCGGAGGATTATGTCGAGACGGGGATTGACATTCAGAATCGGAAGATTACGTTAAAAGCTGATACTACCGTATTTCAGAATAATGCCGGGGAGGATATTGCAATCTTTGACGATGATGGCATTGTTGCTAAAAAGGTGGAAACGTCTATAAATGGCAAAAGGATAATTATTGATCCTGCTGACAAGTTGATTAAAATGTATAATGAAAGCAATCAATTAGTATCTGAATATGGATTTTCATCAGAATATTTTCCCGGATTGGACTTATTCCTTTATAAAGGGAGTACAAATGAAATATTTGCTAAGTCGCACATGGAGGCAAATTCGATTTATATTGAATCCTTAGATGCAGAAGAATCTGTATGTAGAGTACTTTTGTCTCCATTTGGAATCTCGTTTTATAAGAATGGAAAACTTACAAAATCCTATCCGAATCAATAACAAACCCGCCCTACTTTCCCAAGCAAGGCGTTACGCATACATAAACAACTTATTAACTTCCATTTGAGGAAAGTAAAGTCAGAAAAGACAATGCAAAGATACCATTATAAAACTAAAAAGAAAAAGAAAGTTAAATAAATAGCCCGACTTTCACAAGCCGGGCATACGTATTGCTAAAAATATGCCACACCTGGCGCATGATCGATTGAATTGCATGACAAATATACTTATTAATAATTAAATAAAAAAATGAAAGAGAAAGCAATTCATCAAGTTACTTCCAGTGTGTTTGCCCCAATCGCTGGTAGTTTTGTAATAGACAGCTTACAATTGATGGTTCCTTGGATTATCGCTATGTTTTGTGTAATCATTTGTGATTTGGTGACGGGAGTAAGAAAAAGTCTATTGTTGAAGGAACACGTGAGGTTAAGTCGTGCATGGAGAGCAACTATGGGGAAAATGGTCACCTACTTTTCATTTGTAGTCATGGTGGTCATGGTCAACAAGGCGGCAGGCGACAATCTTCACATTGACACTTATGCGTGCTTGTTCGTATGTTTTATTGAGGGGTGCTCAATCATAAGCAATATACTGAAACCTAAAGGATATAACATAAATCTTGCTGCTGCTATTGCCTTGTTTAGCAAGAAAGTATTCAGTGTAGACAAGGAGGATGTTAAAGACGTAATAAATAAGGAAAAGAATGAATAAGATCGATTCTATTATCATCCATTGCTCGGCTACAAAAGCCGGGCAGGATTTGAGAGCGAAAGACATTGACCGGATGCACCGGCAAAGGGGATTCGCTCAGATAGGTTATAACTTTGTAATTGATCTCGACGGCACTGTAGAGAATGGGCGCCCACTTTCTATTGACGGAGCTCATTGTAATACGAAAGGCTTTTCCGGAGTGTCATACAATAAACACAGTATCGGTATCTGCTACATTGGTGGTCTTGATGTAAACGGACGTCCGACAGATACCCGGACGGAAGCGCAAAAGAACGCCCTTCGTGACCTTGTAGCAAAACTATGCAAGGAATATGATATCATCGAGGTGCTCGGACACCGGGATACATCTCCCGACCTTGATGGCAGTGGGGAGGTTGAGTCTGTAGAGTATATCAAGTCGTGTCCGTGTTTTGATGTAAGATCAGAGTTTTCTAATTTCTTTCGTAATATAGTTGTAAGGCCATTATGAACGAAAATCAATATAAGGATAGCGCAAAGTTATGTGCATGGGCACTTGTTGGGATAGCCGTGATATTGCTTGCCGCTTTGCTATCATCATGTAAAAGTATACAGTATGTTCCGGTTGAGACCGTGAAGCATGACAGTATCTATATCAGCAAGATACAACATGATAGCATCTATCGGAGAGACAGTGTTTATGTAGACCGCGCAGGAGATACGCTTTATATTTATAAGTACAGATATATATATAAGTACAAGAATCTGATTGATACGATCTATGTGAACCGTGTAGATAGCGTACAGGTTCCTTATCCTGTTGAAAAGCGACTAAGCAGATGGCAGAAGTTTGAAATGTATGCTGGTGGTGCAAGTATAGGGGCAATGATAACGGTTACACTGATTATTGTAGTGTGGCTGGTGTATAGATTGAGGAGAAAGTAATATAATATTTGTGTAGAAGCTTACTTGTAGCGACAAGTGACATTCCCCGGTTCTTAATGGATCGGGGATTTTTATTATATTTGCCGGAAAATAAAAGAATCATGGCACACAGTTACGACTACAACTCCGTACAGGAGTTACTTTCTTGGGCAAAGAATATGCTTGAAAACAAAACGTATCCGGCATCCCCGTATCAATTAAGTAAATGTATAAACATACTCGATTGTGAGTATTTTATTGAAAGCTCGATAGCTACTATATCGAAGCACTGGGAGAATCCAACGTTTCACCCATATATTGAGCATCTATGGGAATTTAGGGAAAAGATAGAAGGGAAGGCAGTCGAATAACTGCCCTTACATTTATCCTTTCATCATCATAATATCCGCCCTCATTTCAATATAATCTTTGTACTTCTCTGGATTATTCACGTAGTCTATTACCCTATTGATTGCTATCTCTGCTTGCTTTTGTTTCACCTTAGTGTAATATCTTATAATCCCTTTGCTTTTGTCTGAATGCCCGAGACAATAATCTATCACCCCGTCCGGAATGCCCAGTTCAGATGCAAATTGGGCAAAGGTTTTACGGGCGGAATAAAAGCAAAGAGTTTGTTTAATGTCTAAATGATCTTTTAGTTCTCTCATGCAAAGATTGATATATTTTTGCAAATTAGAGTAGGTGTAAGAATAACCTAAATCCAAGAATCCCTTTTTATTTATATACCTATCAATAATGGCTTTTGCTTCACCATGTATGGGTATTGTTATAGTTGTTTTTCCTGTTTTAGCATGCATCGTTTTTGTTCTTTCAAAAGAGAGGACATCTCCTGACAAATTTACAGAGAGTAAGTCTTTGAGGTTTATTCCACATAAGTAAAAAGAGAGTAGGAGCATGTCTTTGCCTAAGTTCATGCGCTTTCCTTCGACTTCTGTGTTCCGAATTCTTTGAAATTCTTCTATTGTTAGGTCGCATTCTTTAGGTTCAGCAGTAGGGATCTTGGTATATGCAAATGGGTGGATATCTGTTCTAAGAATCCCGGCTTTGATAAGCTCGTTGGTTCTGGCTTTCAAATGCGTTAACCTTAATCCTATATTTCCATTGGCATACCCTTTCTTTACCATCCACTTTCTAAAGTGTTCAATTAATATAGTATTGATGGCTGGGATGGGAACATCTCCTTCGGCATTGGTGAACACCCGTATGGTTTCTTCATTCATTTTTGCATAACTTTCCCTCCCTTCTTCCCTAATTTCATTGATCCTCTTTTTCCAAAATTCCAAAAATGAGATGTAGGAAGGGCGCTCTTTTGATGTTATGATTTGCTTTATTTGAAGCGCTGAGAAGTATTCCATATCTTCGATAGAATCGAATTTATCTTTGTATTGCGAAAACACAAATTCAAGTCTTTTATTCATAATATTCGCGTCCTTCCGATAAGCGACCTTGCCGTTGTCGAACTCTGCAATATTATCTAACAGAAATTCTGTTTTGATATAAGCACGTTCTTTCTTTTGTGATATGCAGACCAGTACTGGAAGTCTGCCATCATTTTCCTTAATGGAATTTAAAACTGTTAATCTGATTGTTGCCATAGTCGAATAATCAAAACACAATTCTACTATACAATTTTGTGCAAATATATATGCAGATTTATGTTTTTTTTATTCGAATTTGAATATTTAGAAAAGAAAAACGCTGATTAAACATGTAATAATCAGCGCTTTATTTGAGAGCCGCTAGCCAGACTTGAACTGGCGACCTACGCGTTACGAATGCGTTGCTCTACCAACTGAGCTATAGCGGCATTGTCCGTTTACGGCATGCAAAATTACAGCTTTATTCGAATAATCAAAAAGAAATCTTCTTTTTTTTGATTATTATTTTCTTTGGTTTCTGTCTTTCAGTTAGTTGGCATTCTCTTATTAAAAAAAGAATAGTAGCATGGGATTTCTCTGGAGATAAATAAGCAGTTATGGAATGGAATTTGTAAAGCTATAGCATTGAAAAAATGGATGTGGATAGAGAATATATTGAAGAAACTATTTGTCATATTTGAAATGAGAGCGTTTATAAAAGGCAAGATGATTGGTGATTTTTATTATAAGGTAATAGCCTTGGCAAAATGATATGTTTTTAATATATATTTGATTTTTCGAATCTTAATCTTGCTGCATATCCTATAAAAACGGCTTTTGTATGCGAAAGTTACTAAGTTGTCAGGGGACTTATAACTGGCTTTTGATACAAATTCTAAAACTTAGTAATAAAATAAATGTATATTATGAAAATAATATATTACCTTTGTGA